TAATATGATAAGGATTGAATATTATAAATACAAGAAATTTGAACTAGTTCAGTTTTTAATTAAGAAATTATGTGCCGCTTATAATCAGAGTCTACGAGAAAACTGGAAATTAATCTCTGTAGATGATGGAATTCATGCCCAAGAAAATTAAGATATTATTAAATCGATGAAAAAGAAGAGAATAACATATAAAAACAATTCCGGAAATGTTTGTACTCGTGTAGGAACAATCGTATATGATGGTTTAATCTATATCGTATTTCATCCTGCGGACATGGATGATAAAAAGGATTATCTATACTCAGAAATTCCCATCCATAAAGAAAAGGAATTAATTTCAATTGAAGATATACCTGATTAAAAATGAATATCCATCCTAAAACACAACAAGCTTATCAACTACTTCATGACGGAGTAATTGCTTTGGCAAGAGCTGAACGTCAGGGAATTCGTCTTGATGTAGATTATACCCGTAGAAAATACCGGCAGTTGACTCGTAAAATTGAAGGGATTGAAAACAAATTTTTACAATCAAAATTCTGTGTGGATTGGAAACGAAAAGCAAAGAAAGAGATCAATCCTAATAGTGGGAAACAACTTGCCTGGTATCTGTATGATGTATTAAATCTAACTCCCGTTAAAACCACTCCATCCGGACAAGGATCAACAGATGAAGATGCTTTAAGTGCATTAAACATTCCCGAGTTAGATGATTTACTCTATTCAAGGAAGCTGAAGAAAATAAGGGATTATCTTGATCTGTTTCAAAGGGAACAAGTTGACGGTTATATTCACCCTGTATTCAATTTACATTTTGCTCGTACTTTTCGTAGCTCATGCGATAGTCCAAATATTCAGAACACCCCTAAACGTGACGATGAAGCTGAGAAAATTGTTCGTGGTGCTTTATTCCCTCGACCTGGACATCAATTACTTGAGGTGGATTATAGTGGATTAGAAGTCAGGATAGCAGCTTGTTATCATAATGATCCAACTATGATCAAGTATATCAATGATCCTAAATCTGATATGCACTCGGATATGGCTTGTCAGATATTCAAAATTGATGATATTGATAAATCAATTCCGTCTCATTATACATTACGACAAGCAGCTAAGAATGGGTTTGTCTTCCCTCAATTCTACGGGGACTATTATAAAAACAATGCTATCAGCATTTGTAATGATTGGGTAAAGTTACCTCAAACGAGTTGGAAATGGGGACAAGGAATCCGTTTCATGCCGCTCATCGTTGAAGATATAACAATTCCATATAATACCATTTCTGATCATTTAATTTATGAAAAAATAAAATCGTTCAATGCTTTTGAAAAACACCTCCAAGATATTGAATACGATTTCTGGCATAATCGGTTCTCTGAGTATGCAAAGTGGAAAGAGCGATGGTGGCAGGGATATCAGAAGTATGGTTATATTGATATGAAAACGGGCTTCCGTTGTGGTGGAGTTATGAGTCGTAATGATTGTATTAACTATCCGGTACAGGGAGCTGCATTTCATTGTTTACTTTGGTCACTGATAAAGTTAGATCGATTATTAACAGTAGGAGAATTAGATACTAAAATAATCGGACAAATTCATGATAGTATTATTTTGGATATGAATCCGGATGAGCGAGATTATTTAATTCCACAGATCAGAAGAATTACATGTGAAAAATTACCAGAGGCTTGGGATTGGATTATTGTACCGCTGGATGTTGATATTGAACTTCACCCGGTTGATGGCAGCTGGGCTGATAAAGGTTGATTATGAATGATTTAAAAATACTTTAAATGAAATTAGGTTTTTAAAATTTTTAATTTTAATTTTAATTTTTATATGGGACTCTACCAAAAATATCGTCCACGATCATTCTCAGCCATGCTGGGAAATGAAGACATAATAAATTCACTGGAACGGTTGATTAACGATCCGGATAAGCGACCACACTCCTATTTATTCCATGGTCCAACCGGTTGTGGTAAAACCACACTTGGAAGAATCGTAACTCAGGAATTGGAATGTAGTGATCAGGATTTCCGCGAAGTTGACTCCGCTGACTTCCGAGGTATTGATACTGTCCGGGAGATTCGTAAGCAATCCCAATTTCATCCTATTGATGGATCAGTTCGAGTATTCTTAATCGATGAGTGTCATAAACTTACTGGAGATGCTCAAAATGCTTTACTAAAGATACTTGAAGATACTCCTTCCCATGTCTACTTTATATTATGTACAACGGAACCACAAAAACTACTTCCAACTATTAAAGGACGGTGTAGTCAATACCAAGTGAAACCGTTATCTGAAAATGAAATGAACCGACTACTAAAACGTATAGCAAGGAAAGAGGAAGTGGAGATTGAAACTGAAGTAATTGAGCAAATTACGATGGATAGTTTTGGACTACCTCGTAATGCTATTAACATATTAGAACAGGTTTTATCTGCCGATCCGGAACAACGTCTAAAAGTAGCCCGACAAAGTGCCGAGCAACAAAGTCAATCTATTGAACTCTGCCGGGCTTTAATTCAGGGAAGTGGTTGGAAAAAGATTCGAGGAGTGTTAGATGGGTTAAAAGATCAAGATCCAGAATCAGTACGTCGTCATGTATTAGGGTATTGTCAATCCGTTTTACTGAAAGATGATAATGAGAGAGCTGGGTGGATAATGGAACAGATGGTTGAACCATTTTATAATTCTGGCTTTGCCGGATTGGTATTTGCTTGTTATTCAATTGTTAAACTTAAAGATTATGGAAGAAACTAAAATATGTTCTATATGTGGTGAAAAAAAACCAGTGGATAAATTTAGGAAACAACTTGGAAATAAAGATGGATTAACGAAACAGTGTAAATCTTGTATTTGTGAGAAGACTAGAGAGAGATATAAAAATGATTTAGCCTTTAGGGAACGTGTTAAAAAAAGCGTTAAGAAATGGAAAAATAATAATTTAAAACAAGTTAAAAACCATAGTAAAGAATGGCGAGAAAAAAATAGTGAGAAACTAAAAAAACAAAATAGAGATTGGAGGAACAATAATAAGGAACATGTAAATACTTATCGTAGGGAATTAAGAAGAGCCGCAAAGGAAAATAATAATCCTGTATTTTACGAAAGAGAAAGAAAGATAAAGAGAAGGTACTATAATAAACACAAGGTAGAAATATCTAGAAAGAGAAAGGAAGATAGAATAAAAAATATTACTAAATACCTCAATAAAGAAGCCAATTATCGACAAAAGAATAAATATTGGTTAAGTAAGAGATTCAAAAAATATCAACAAGAAAATAAAGATAAAATACGTAATCAGCGTGCAGAAAGTGATTATTATCTCATCCAATTACTAGGTGGAAATAGTGCTCTTTTGAAAGAATATCCAGAACTCATTGAAGCTAAAAGAATACAGTTAAAAATAAAAAGAGAATTAAGAACTATTAATCACTAAAATTTAACATTATGAAAACAACAAATGTTGTAGAACTTAGGAATGATTTATTAAAAATTTATGACAGATTCCGTGAAGGAAAAGCTGGCATAGATGAGGTCAAACAATCTGCTAATTTAGCGGGTAAAATAATGAGTACCGCAAAGGCTCAGATTGAGTATAATAAAATGATTCAATCTAAGAATCGTATTGGATTTCTTAATGTAAATGACAATGAATAACTATGAAAAATTACACTGTGACATTACAAAAATCAAATGAGCCTATTAAAGCTAGTGAGGCTCCGACTCTTTCATTATTACGATGTATAGATAATTCTAATGGAGGGCCATATAAAAATCATATTCTTTTAAAAGGAGAAAGTGTAATTATTGATTTGAATGAACCTGACAATCATTGGTGTGTTGATGATGCCCCTCTTGAAGTTGAATTATTACAACCTGGAGATAAAGTAATTTTAAACCAACATTAATATATGGAAAGATCAAAAAAAATAATTAATAATTCAGAACCAGATAAAGTCTGGGCCAGTGTTAGTTCGACTGTCAATCTTGGAAATTATGAAAATATTAAGATTGAAATGGGTTACTCAAAATCTTTAAAGGATACAGACAATCCAATAAAAGAAAGGAATAAAATTTTAGACGATTTAGTTGAAGAAATAATTGATAAATCAGATGAATTAAAAAAGTAAATAATTATGAACTACGAACAAGACATTCGAATTGACCCTGACAGCCTGGATGTAGAATGGCTGGGACAGGCTGAATTAGCTTTGAAATGGGCTAAACATCTCACATCACTTCGGAAAGAAGTAAATCAAATGGAGGAAAGGAAGAAAACAATCCGATCTGAATTGATATTGGAAGTGAATGAAGACCCGGAAAAACTAATTGGAAAGAAAACTCCAAATGCAAATGATATTGAAGCCTTTTATCGTACAGATAAAGATTATAAACAAACTGTAAAAAAATTACTTGACCTGCAAGAGGAGTTGGAATTTGCCGAACTTATTTTTCAAGAGATAGCTTGGACAAGGAAGAAAGCATTAGAAAATCTTGTTATTCTACACGGTCAACAATACTTTGCCGGACCAAGTGTACCGAGAAATTTATCAGAGGAGTGGAAAGAGAAGCAGCAACGGAATAAGGATATTGATTCAGAAATCGGTAGTAAAATGAAACGATCAAAAAGGAGGGAGTAAATTTTATGAAACTTAATACAACGTGGTGTAGTTGTGAGTTGACAGCTGAAAATTCATTTGATGTTGGTGTTCTAACAGATTTAGAAGAAGCATTAAAAAATCAAAAAGATGGTGATGGGAAACCAATTAAATTTGAAAATAATCAAATATATATTTGTACTTATTATTAAAAATTAACTATTATGAGTAAAAAACACAGAAGTTCATTTAGTGGAAAAGTTGGAGCAAACGCAAAAGAAAAGAAACGTGAAGCTTCATCGTATGGATACCTGGCTTTGCCGGATGGTATAAAACTGTATAAACCAGAACCAGGCAAGCGGGCATTCATTGATATAATACCTTATGAAATTACAGATGAAAAGCATCCTGACCGCAATGATCAAAATGAAATTGCAATGGTTGGGGACTTATGGTACAAACGACCATTCAAAATTCACCGGAATGTTGGTGTGGATAATGATACTGTTATCTGTCCTATATCATTCGGGAAACCTTGTCCTGTTTGTGAATATCAAAAAGAACTAAGGGATAAAAATGGTGATAAGGAAGAAATCAAAAGCCTGTATCCTCGTAGTAGGAGTCTATACGTTATTGTTCCTATCAATTCAAAAGAGTATGATGAGGAAGCTCATATCATGGATTTAAGTGATTACAACTTTCAAAACATGCTTTATGATGAAATTGAGGAGGGGAATATTCCTGAAGATTTTTGTGACCTGGAAAGTGGATGTACCTTGAAAGTACGATTTAGTAGTGAGAAGATTGGAAAAGGAGATCCATTTGCTCAAGCAAGTCGTATTGATGCTGAAGAGCGTCAGGAACAATATACTGAAGATATTTTAGATGATGTTCCTAACCTGGACGAAGTTCTAATCGTTCTGCCTTATAAACAACTTCAGGCAAAGTTTCTTGAAATTGATAGTGAAGAAGATACCGATACCGATAATCTTAAATCGGATGAGGATGATGAACCACGAACACGTCGTAAGAAAACTACTCGTAGTAGATCGCGATCTGATGAGGAAGAGGAAGAGGAACCACGTTCTCGTACAAAAAGAAAATCCACTCGTAAAAGAGATGAGGAAGAGGAAGAGGAAGAGGAAAAACCAAAACGCCGTGGAATGTTAATCCGTGATAGGGAAGAGGAAGAAGAAAGTAAAGGACGACGAGAACACAGATCATCAAGAAATAGAGATTCGGAAAATCAATGTCCATTCAAACATGAGTTCGGAGTTGACACAGATCAGTTCGATGATTGTAATGACTGTAAAGTATGGAAAGATTGTGATGAGGAATATGTAAAAAGTAAAAGGTAATCATTCATGACTGAAACAAAATTATTCAAGAAAAAATACAGTAGTGAAAAAGGAGCCGGAGCAAATGATTCTATTTTTATTGGGGCTCAACTGCCTCAACAACAATTTGAATTCATCTCTCTTTTCTCTATTGTAAATGGCTGTTCAAAATCTGAGGCTTTACGTATTGCCTTAGATTTCTATATCGAGCATAAAAAGAGTGATGAAGATTTCGATATAAATTCACTCGTAAATGAATTTGTGCATCAAGCAAAACGTGATTTTGAATTTAGAAAAGATTCGGTTGGTACTCAAGAATTCCTCGTTGAAATACAAGTGAATCTAAAGAACCGAGGAATATCAATCGGAACGATTAATAAAGTGCTTGATAGTTTGAACATCATTAAGAAATGAAGCGAACCAAGAAACAAAAGCTAAGCACTCAAATGCGACGCAGGATCAGACGATCTTCTTCTCAGAGATCAACTGAGGATTATGGTGGTAATACTCAGATAATGGTTAGTACTGGATCCACTTTACTTGATTTAGCTATCAGTGGTGGACGAGTGAGAGGAGGTGGAATTCCCGGAGGTATATTGGTTGAAGTATTTGGACCAAGCTCCTCCGGGAAAACTGTCCTGTTATGTGAGATCGCAGGAGCGGTACAACGAGGAGGTGGAGATATTATGTTCAATGATCCGGAAGCAAGACTAAACAAACAATTTGCCCGTATGTTTGATCTTGATACAAACGATATGGATTATAGAACACCAAATACCGTACCGGAAGTATTCTCTGAAGTCAGAACATGGGAACCAAGCAATCCAAAAATACTTAATGGAGTATTTGCAGATTCATTGGCAGCACTCTCAACTGACATGGAAATGGATAAGAAGGAAGGAGATAAAATGGGAATGCGACGAGCAAAAGAATTCAGCGAAGAATTGCGAAAGACATGTCGCATTGTGGCTCAAAAGAACTTCCTGATGGTTTGTAGTAATCAAATACGTCAAAATATTGATGCTGTAAGTTTTGCTGAAAAATATAGTAGTCCAGGTGGGGTGTCAGTTGGATTTTATTCTAGTCTACGTCTGAGAACATCTTTTACTAGGAATTCAAAAATAACAGAAATTCACACTATTGCTGGTAAAGAAGTGAAACGAGTAATTGGGATACGTTCTGAAGTGACTGTTTATAAAAGTTCCATCTGGAAACCACTGCATATAGCTCCTCTTACTATTTTATTTGATTACGGAGTAGATGATGTGAGGGAAAATCTTCAATTCATAAAAGACCATACAAAAAATACGATCTATTCTGTAAATGAAACCAAACTATCCAATTCAATGGAAGAGTCGATTAGTATTGTGGAAGAGGAGAATTTGGAATCAGAATTAAAAGAACAGGTAATTGACTTGTGGGAAGATATTGAACATCGATTTGATAGTAACCGTAAAAAGAAACAACGATGAATAAACAAATTCGACGTACACGAGACTTGTTAGAACGAGCTATTATGAACCGGGAACGGAGTCATATGCGATATGAATCTCAACATATACTTGTTGAAGCTCAGCGTAAAACTTTATCAGAACTGGAAAGTTTTGAAAATCATTTATTATCTGAACTACAAAAAGCAAGTACTGCTGTATCAATGGTAAATAATAAACTCCAAAAAGCAGTTGAGGAATCATTGGCAGAAGAACCAAAAAGTTTTTCCAGAGTAATGGAAGATGCTTCAAACGCTGTTTTGAAAGCAGCGGGTACTCTTGGAAAACTTACCAGAACTAAAAGCAATTCAAAAAGTGAGGATAATGGATCGAACAAAGATCAAAAGGATTGAAACTCCATTACGAAAGAAGATAATTAACGGAACAATACTCACAAACGATCCATCTCTAACAGCCTGGGGATGGAGTGTATTAACCTGGCAGGGAGGTATATTGGATTACGGATGTATTAAAACTGAATCACAAGGGAAGATAAAAAAAATCCGAGCCGGAGATCATCTTGTAAAACGAATTCAGGAAATTACAGAAATACTTAAATCAATTATTGAAACTTATAATGTAAAGTACATCCTCTCCGAATTACCTCATGGAAGTCAAAATGCCCATGCAGCCCAAATGATTGGAACTGTTCCGGGTATACTCCAAACCATATCTACATTTTTAGAAATAGGTGTTGAGTGGTATTCGGAAGGTGATGTGAAAAAGCACTTGTTTAATAGACAAGATGTAGCTAAAAGTGAGATGATAGAAAAAATTCAATCATTAATTAAAATCACATTACCTAAAGAGAAGTATAAACGTGAGGCCATTGCTGATTCCTTAGGGATTTACCTCACTGCAAAAGATCAATCACCAGCATTAAAACTAATGAAACAATGAAAAACAACATTAACACAATACCAAATATTCGACATACGGACTCAAAAAAATTTCTACTTATTGCTGGTCCTTGTGCTATTGAAGATCGAAATACTACTTTTCAGATCGCTCAGGAATTGAAAAATATTACCGATGAATTACAAATACCTTTTATATTCAAAGCATCTTACGCAAAGATGAATCGAACTCGGTATGATTCTTTTCAATCGATTGGGGTATATAACTGTCTTCGTATTTTCAGGGAGATCAAGGATATATTACATATTCCGATAACAACCGATATTCATAGTGGACGTCTTGAATCTGCTATTATAGATTGTGTTGATGTAATCCAAATCCCAGCTTTACTATGTCGTCAGACTGATATAATAGAACAGGCTGCTAAGTCAGGAAAATGGATTAATATTAAAAAAGCCCAGTGGATGTCATTACACGATTTTTATCATGTCCTCGAAAAAGCTAATCATTTCGGAGCTAAAAATAAAATCCTATGGACTGAAAGAGGAAGCTTTTTTGGTTATCAGGATATAATTGCTGACTTTAAAAACATTTATTTTGGTAAAGTTTTTGAAAGACCTGTCATCGTAGATATTACACATCCTATGAAATCAGCGTATGATGAAGAAACAGACCCACAATTAATTGAACGATTTGCAAAGGCTGCAATTGCTATGGGAGCAGATGGGATATTCATGGAAACCCATCCAGATCGACTCACTGCAAAGTCGGATGGAAAAGCAATGTATCCTCTTAGTATGGTTAAACAATTACTAACTGATTTAATAAAGGTACAAAATGCATGCATTTGAAAAAGGGGATAAAACCAACTACAAGATAAAAGCAGAGTTTATATTTGAAACCTCCCGTGGAGCGACTCAATACGATTGTGAAGGAGATAAGATATGGATTCCAAACTCAATTCATTCTTTCGATTCAGAAACAGGAGTATTAGAAATACCGGAATGGTTTTATAACAGAGAAATTAAAAACAAATAATCATGAAAAAAGTATTAAAATTATTAGCTTGGATTCCTATTTTAGGATTTGTAATTGGAACATTGTATATTCTTTATTTACTAACAATAGTAAATAAAATGTCCTTTGAAGAACTGGAAGATAAAATTAACTTATTTCCTTATACTTTTATTAATTCAATTTATCAAGCATCTAGCACCACTGTAATAATCATATTAATATTTACTCTTGTATGCTGAAAAAACTAAAAATAAAGAACTTCCAAAGTCATAAAGACACTGAACTTGAATTCTCTCCCGGTGTTAATATCATCGTAGGTTCTACCGATTCGGGTAAGTCAGCTATAATTCGAGCATTAGTATACTTGATTCAGAATCGACCACAGGGTGAGGCCATACGTTCTACCTGGGGAGGAGATACAGCAGTTGAGGTCACAACAGAAAAGGATTATACGATATTACGTATACGTACCAATTCAGAAAATAAATATAGAGTGAAAGATTATGGAACTTTTGAAGCAATCCGTACCGACGTCCCAGTTGAAGTTCAGACGTTATTAAACTTCAATGAAATTAATCTACAACAACAATTAGATCGTCCTTTTCTAATATCCAATACATCCGGAGAGGTTGCTCAACATTTTAATAAGGTAGCCGATTTAGGTGTGATTGACTTATCTCGTAAGAACATAGAGAAGTGGTTAAGTGAAATCACAGCAGAGATCAAATCAAAAACTAACCAGTTAAAAGAATTTGAAGAGGAGCTGAAAAATTATACTCACCTGGAAAAATTTGAGATTGAAGTTGAAGTGTTGGAAGGAATGGAACAACGAGCGTTATCACTAAGGACTAGTAAACAATCTCTATCAACTTTAATAATGGACATTGCTGAGATTGAAGAAGAGATAGAAGAGAAATCGGAAATATTGAAGTTTGAGAAGGATGTTGACTTGTTAATTGATAAGATTAATGAGCGGGATGCTCTTAAAGAGGAAGAGAATAATCTTACAGAATTAATCACGGAAATAGTGACTAGTAATAATAATATTTCTGAAGGGAAGAGGAAGCTCACCGAAATGGAAGAAACCTTCGAACGGGAGATGCCTGAAATATGTCCATTGTGTAATCAAAAGATATTATGAAAGACGAAGATTATTTTATTAGCCACATTACTTATACACTTGGTTGGCAGACGTGACGTATTGAACTTTAAAACTTACATAAAACAAAATAGATATGAATAAAGACAAAGAATACTTACTGGAATTAGAAACCGACTTAAATAGAGTAATTGGTATATTATCTGATTACCAAAATCAAGTGCATAGTTTGATAGAATTAAATTACACACCTCAAACTCATATATTATTGAAAGGATTAAAATTTCAATTAAATTCCACTAATATTAAAAAACTTAATCATACTGTTAATCGTGGGTTATAAGGAAATTTTAAGTAAATCTCATACATTATGAAAGTATCAATATCAAGATCAAAAATTTTTGAACCAATTACAATTAGTATTCATTTTGAGAATGAAAAAGAGTTGTCTGAATTTATATATGACATGAGACACTCCCAGCATATATACACTCACAATATATTGGAAGCATATGAAAAGAACTAAATCAAAAAAAGAAGTCTCCACAATACTTTGTAGTGATATTCATCTGCGATTAGATCAACCGATCTGTAGAACAGATAACTTCGTTGAAGCTCAAACGCACAAATTAGAATTTCTATCTCAATTACAAAAGCAATATAATTGTCCAGTATTACATGCCGGTGATTTATTTCATCATTGGAAACCCAGTCCGGAATTGCTTTCGTATGCTCTACAATATTTACCCGAGGACTTCTATACAGTATATGGTCAACATGATCTTCCTCAACATAATTTTGAGTTAAGACATAAAAGTGGAATTAATGTACTAGAGAAAGCCGGTAAAGTGAGTAATAAAAGTTATTACGGGTTGATTCATGTTAAAACATGTAATTGGAATTCCCATCCTTTAAAAGATGATACTGAACAAATCCTACTTTGGCATACGATGGTTTGGCATGAAGATAATCCATATCATACAGATAAAGTTGATTCAGCAAAAAGTCTATTAAAAAAATATCCTAATTTTGATTTAATTGTAACCGGTGATAATCACAAACCATTTGTAGTTGAATATCAAGGACGGTTACTCGTTAATCCGGGATCGTTTACCAGGCAGAGAGCAAGCGAAACACATAAGCCACAAGTATATTTATACTATGGAGATGATAATACAGTTGAAGAAGTAATTTTACCCCACGATCCGAAGGTTATTTCACGTGAACATATAGAGCGAACAGAACAGCGAGATAAAAGGATTGAGGACTTTATCTCGCGTTTAAATACTGAGCAGGAAACCTTATTAAGCTTTGAGGATAATATTAAACTCTTCTTAGCAGATAATCCGGACATAAGAGAATCAGTACAACAATTAATATACAAATCAATAAATCAATAAGAATGACTATGACAAGAACTAAAATTGCTTCAACAAGAAGACAACTAATTGATCAAATACGATCAGTAAACAAACCAAAAGGAGATGATCCTAGATTGAATGTAATTCCTATTATTATTCTATTACGAAACATTCATCCGATCTATCGTAAGGAAGAGGCTAAGAGATTATATGATCTCGGTAAAATAACTGATAAGGAATATAAATCAATAAAATACCCACAGTATGGACTCAACTAAAAAGTTACTATTCAATCAATGGGAACGTAGATGTATTCGTACATACGACGGAAAATGGGGGGATGAAATTCCAGTTAATATTAAAGGAATAATCATTGCTTATAACCTATTAAAGATTGCTAAGAGTATATCAAAAATCACTCAGCCTACTATAAACATTATAACAAAAATTCTACGATGAAAGAAAAACAATTGTTTGATCTCAAACAGGATATTGACGATGCTAAAACAGATATCTCAAAGTCTGAAGGTCGTCGGGACCACTCAATGGACGAACTTAAAAAGAAATGGAATTGTAAATCACTCGAAGAAAGCAAAAAAAAGTTGAAGGAGTTACAATCAAAAATAGATGATATTGATATTAAAATAGCTGAAGGATTAAAAAAACTTGAGGAATCTTACAATGAGTCAAATACAAGAATATCGGAAGAAACTGGAACAACAGAAAGGCGAACTCGCCCACGTAGATCATTCCGTTAAAACAACTCAGCAGAGTCTACGTAAACTGAAGCAGGATTTACGACGGCATGAACAAGCCCGTGAAATCGTTCGTCATGTAGGATTGAAAACTCAGGAACAACTCCAATATCATATTTCAGAAATTACCACTCTGGCATTAAATGCCGTGTTTGAAGATCCATATGAACTCATCACGGAGTTTGTTGAGCGAAGGAATAAAACAGAATGTGATTTGTACTTTATGAGGGACAATGAAAAGATTGATCCTATCACTGCCGCTGGAGTTGGTGCTGTAGATGTAGCTGCGTTTGCCCTTCGCATCACTTCATGGACGATGCAACAAAAGAAATCTTGCAATACTATTATACTTGATGAACCGTTTAGATTCCTTAGTGAAGATTATCAAGAACAGGCATCAATGATGATTAAAGAATTGTCTGAACGTTTAGGGATTCAATTTATAATTGTTACTCACGAACAGACTCTAACCGAGTATGCTGATAAGATTTTCAAAGTAACAATCCGTAAAGGTATTAGCAAAGTCATCAGACAATTCTTTAATCATCTTAATCATCATTATGGATAAAAAGATTAACCTAACCGAAAGAGAACTCATTGATTTGTACTATGCTGGAGGTTTACAATACATTTATCTATTAGGGTATGATGCTGGGTTTGAACTAGGATTGGATAGCAATAATAGTTTCATACAAGGACTTGAACGAGGGAAGGATTCAACAGCTCATTCTAAACCGGTGGAACAATTAAAAGATGGAAATGTTATAGATACTCATCCAAGTACAAAAAAAGCCGCAGATGCCGTTGGAGGAATTAAACAAGGAGTTTCAAGAGCTATAAAAAACAAAACTAAATACAAAGACTATGAGTGGAGATTCAAAAAGTAACAAAACCAAAGAATTAAGTGAATTTGAAAAGAATATGATTGAAGTGATTTCCAAGTATCACCCGTATACTATTACCGATGTGAAGGAAATATATAATCTTACTAATTCATTTGACAAAACTATATATTGTTTACGGAAAGCCGTAGAATTGGGAACATTTGTCATTGATTTATTATAAACTCTAAATGGAAAAACATAGAAAGGAAATTATTGATTTCTTAGAATCAATTGTAAACTATAATTATGCCTATTCTCATTTTAAGGATAAAGCTCGTGAATTATTAAAATCAATTAATTCGAATGAACCGGATGAAGATGCATTAAAAATATGTAAACATTGTAAATTTCCTGGTAATTTAGTTAAGTGGAGTAAATGTTATGTATGTGGAGGGCAAATTTGATTCGCCGTCCGTTCGATACGACATGTTTGCCAACGGTAAGTATAACTGCCGTATTCTTTAAAATTACGAACTAAAATATATTAAAAGATGGAAACTTTGAACGACAAAAACATTACAAAAGAGAGTGAATATGGCAGTTATACATTGTTAGCTGCTGGCGCATCGGATTAAGATAAGTAACTAAGTAGTATTAACTTTATAAATAAAAATTATGAATGAGGATTTTGATTTCATTAAGGAATACATTCTTGAAAGGATAAGAATAGATGGAATGGAAGATGGTTTTAGTAAAGGCTATGCGCTTAGAAATGTTCAATTTAAAAATTCAGATGTAGTGCATCATTTAACAAAACTTGAAATGGAAGGAAAGTGGGTTGAGAAATAATTTTTATATGGCCCAAGTGAACGTGGAACCGTTAGCCTCAATGAGCAAACGTAAAGCAGTGTGCGAAGGAAGTTTGCCATTGATTTATTATAAACTCTAAAATAAAAATATGATAGAAAAACTAAAAAAACAAGTTGAAGATTGGAGGATTTGTCAATATGAATATATTGAAGAAATAGGAAAACTCCAGTCACAAAGAAAAGAACAGCAAACCAAAATAGCGACTAAATCAGCTCGTGTAAATGAATTACAAAAATGTATCAATGATCTAAATAAAATTATTGAGGAAGAGACTTTTGAATTTACTGCAAATGACATTGATGGAATATATCTACTTGGAGTGTTTAACACAGGAGGATTAAATGGATTGGCAGAGGAGATCAAACGACTCAAGAAACTAAAGATTCAACCTAGTCAAATGATTGGGATTTTAAAAACAAGTGATATAAAAAATCCCGGCGATTAAACCGGGATTCTCACTATGAAAAAAACAATCTACCTACACTTACTCCTGAGCCGATTCTGCTTTCTTCTTTTCAATAAGACCAACCAGAGCAGCCTCAATCACTTTCAGTAATGCTTCAGCAATTTCCCGGACAACCGGATCAAGCTTCTTGATTTTTTCAACAGCAAGCTGAACAACGTCAAATGCTTCGTCAACGGCAGCTGGATAATTCCCTTCCACTACTTTATCAAGTGCCTCGTGAATTTCAGTTTTAAAATCATCCGGAACTTTCGGTGAAACAAATTTATTCAACTGATTAAAAGCAATACTGAGTACCGGTCGTTCTACAGCTTCACCGATCATACCAAAGTGAGTGAAGTCATCAATAGTGTCAATTCCCCATTTAATATGGGATTCCTTTAAAAACATTAATACATCATTCATGATTAGAAATTTTAATTGTTAAACATAGAAATTATTTAATACCAAATCAATTATTTTTTTTGTACTTCTGAACGGACTGATTGATGGATTTATTGACTCTCTTCAAGACTGAGTTATCAGATTTCCAGTCTCTATGAATAACTCCAGCCCCTCCCATTATAGTAAACAATAGATTTAGTATTTCAAGTACACCTGGGTTGATGTTATTCTTTATTAATCCCAGTTGACAGAAACTTAGTCCTACAATACCAATGGCTGATTTTTTACCACTCAACCATTTCCAAATTCTTTTAACTGTTTTCATTTTACTTATTCTTTAATAAAATCAATAATATTCACTAATTCAGAACCCTTTATTTTTGATTTTTCAATCTCTTGTTTTGTAAACTTCAATTGATTCTTCAACTTGATTTCCTGCTCGGCAATCTCAGCAATGCGAGCATTTGCTTTAGGAACGTTGATTGGGGAAATTTGCTTCTGTTCATTCATCAGATCAGAGAGCTTCTTTTCCTTTTCCTTTTCAAACATATCCATTACTTCTCGTAGCTCTTTATAAGCTGAGAGGAGTTCCCATTTACGTTTGAACTCTTCAATAGAATCATATACTTGCGTGATTCCATTGAATGCAATAATAATAGTTTTTAATTTCATGATTGATTACATTTTAATTTGTTACTCAATTCTTGAATTGCTGATACGATGTAAGGTATAATATAATCGATATTAATAAATTTTTCTCCACCGTCTCCTTCATGTACCATATTTGGTAAAACAGTTTCAATTTCTTGAGCTATGAAAGAGGCTATCTTTGATCCATCCTCTGGATTTTTAGTATAATCTTTCCAGTGAAAAAGTGCTGGGTTGAGTTCATTAACAATATCCAACCCGTTTTTTATTGTTTCAATATTCTCTTTTCTCCGAATATCTGACCCTTGTACAATAGCGAGAGTTCCATAACTGATTGTCAAACCACCTTCATCTGTTCCACCGGACGATCCGGAATAAATGCGCATCACGTTACGATCAACTGCCGTTACGTTTTGTTTTAAGATTAATACATTGGTTACATAGGAGGAGTTAGCGTTGTAAATTTCAACAACTCCGTGAGATACCCCTGTTGAAACTGAACTATCAATAGACAAGAGGTTATCACTAGAACTAAAATTGTGATATAATTCTAAATCCCCATAATAAAATTTTTCTTCATCAAATAAAAACCCTCCACAAACTCCTCCTTCATCGGACACTCGAAATAGTATTTTTCGGTATCCATCAGGTCTCGAATTATATCTGGTAATATTAATTCCATAAAATATTCCATAACCAGCATCGTTAAATTCAGTAAGAGAAATGTTTTCAGTTCCACCCCCTAAAGCATAAGCAGGATAAATTTGACCCACCTGAAGCATATCAATTTTATCAGTCGTTGTAGTTCCTGTCTTAATATATAATCCTAGACCGATCTCAGTCATGTTGGTATCATCATAATCAGTAGTATTTTCTTCACTACATAGATAAGCATATCCACTAGATATTGTATTTTCTGCAATTACCCATCCACCTATTTCTCCGGTGCCTGCATATATTCCACCTTTTAGATAAGCATCTGTACTATATAATCCATACCCACTTAAACTTCCAAAATCAGCATCTGTTATTCCATCCAAATTCCCTATCCTCACTTTTGTCTTACCAGAAAAATCATACGATGTCACATCATCCAATACATCAATATAAGGAGCATCATCATCACTTGCTGTCAAATAGATGCTCCCCTGTCTATCTGAAGCAGATGAGGAATTACCAACTCGGACAACTATATCATCTGCCTCTGGTTCATCCGATCCATCAACTACATCCAGCGTAAAAGCCTGTCCATCAGAATCAACAGATAATACCGCAGCACTATAATATTTCACCCCTCGTCCCGTCCATTTCTGACAACGTACAATATCATCCTCTACAAATGGAGCAGTAATATTTCCACCATCTGAATCAATAGAACAAATGAATATATCTGACTCAGCAGTTACGGAATCAATCTTAATTGCATCAGTTACCCACAAGGAACCATTTGTAGCACGAATTTGATTAATTATTAATTCATATACGTTCATTGCCTTCCTGACATATAAATTATCCACTGTCAAAGTATAATCAGTATCATAATCCAACCTCCAACCACTACCAGCGAACCCACTAACGAATGAAGCGCTTCCAACATCATTCTGGCAAGTTAATACTCCAGCAATATTTCCAGTACCATCCACATCAAGATCAGTTCCAACATTTAAAGTAGTACTAAAATAACCTGAACCACTTACATTCAAATTATATCCACTATCGGTAGTAGTATTGATACATATATGCATATTAGCTTTTACAGTTAAAGCTGAACTTCCAAGAGCAAGATCAAGATAACCTCCTTCTTCATTATAGTAATAGATTTTTGCGACATCAGTAGATGATTCAGGATAAAAAGTTAATCTCTTAGTGGAAGAGTATATTCTGAACGTGGTTCCATTCCATTGTAATTCACTATCTCCTTCAAATTCACTGATACTCTTTCCTACTAATAAATAATCATTAGCTAATCCAGAAGCATTTAACAAAGCTGCTGTCCCAAGTTCCAATGATGTTCTTCCTGTAGCAGCAACAAGTTCTGAAGCTCCTCCATCCCATTTCATACGATCAGTATACGCCTGATCCCATTGAGCCCGCTCACCGGTATCCAAATGTAAACCACCAATGATGTTATTATGATCCAATAAACTAAATGAACCTCCACCTGAACCGACTATCGTACTACCTCCTGAGCCTTCCCCATCAACAGAACTCAAAATAATTTTAGTGGCCTCATACGTAATATTTGAAGATATAATTTCCTCTATACGTAAAGAAACCATATTTCTACGGAATGATTTATCAAAAGCCTGGATACGATAATATCGAGTAGTACTATCTCTGTTTATTGCAATCCAATTATGCAATCGTAAAATATCATTCACATCATGATAATTTAACCCACTGATAAATTCTTTATAACGTTGACGATCTGTTAATAAACATAATCCATAACTTTCAATAATAGGAATTGCTTCTGTTGGTTTTCCATAACGTCTCCAAAATGTAGAATTCTCAGTTCCTCCTCCACTCACATAAAAAGCACCTAAATCTCCGTCCTGCCCCGTGTCTCCAAATAATGTTTCAACCTCTACAATTTCCCGTCCTTCTGTATCTGATTGAACTTGAGTAAATTCATCAAATGAAATATCAGAAATAATTTCCCCTTCATCCGCAACTGTTACTTTAGTAATATTAACATCTTTTATTAAAAATTCACAGGCATAATCCCCTAATCCAAATGTTTCAAATTCAATCTCAATATTAAAATCACCAGAGGCTGTAATTAATGTGGCATCAATATTACTAGTTTCCATCGTTCCCCAACTTGGAGTAAGATTTGTTGTGGCTGCAAGTAAAGATGAATCTTCATTATTTACAATATAAATTCTAACAACACTATGATTTCGATTTGTCAGATAATCAGAATCCTTACCACGAATCTGAAAGCTAAGGTTGACTCGTACATAATCTGAATCAGTTACTTTTGTCAGACTAAAATCATCTGTCAGTGTGAGAATTCTGTTATGGGAAAAATTATAATCATCTAGTAATACCAAAGTATCTCCTGAATCTTCTGTGTAATAGCTATCGAATTGGATATCCCATGGTCCAGTCGTCCAATCATCCAAATCCTCAACCAGAGATGATCCCATATTTCTATTACGATGAGTAATTTCAACTCGTTGTAGAGGACTAATTAAAGACATCGTTGGTTCACCTTCCAACTTCCAACTGGTTGTATCAACTACATCACCAGTAGAAGAATATCTCCCCTGTAAATTAAGTGCCCAGGTATATTGATAATAATAGGAGTTTCCTTCATGCTTTGCTCCTATTCGATAACATCCATGAATCTGCCTGAGGACTACATTGAAGTCTTTTAAAACAGCTTCTATAACTGTTAAACAACTATCTACTTCCGTTTTTCCAGATACAGACCTAGCAAATCTATCTACATATACAAAAGTGGTATGTAAGCAATTGCTATCCGCAGCTCCATAAGTAGTTTCCCATGTACCTAACTTTACTTGGAAGGGTAGATCAATTCCTAATGGTTCTAACGCTCTTCGCACAATTGTAAGTATACTAAGAGACTTACCTGTTATTATCTGACCATTATACCGAAATTCTTCCTTTGATAAATCCTTTAACGCATCTGTTGCGGCAATTTCAATTACTATGACATTACCGGTTATTGTCCGTTGAATAGCATCAGATTGTATATAACCTCTCCAATCCAATACCTCATCCTTATAAAAATCCAAACGCCACTCTTTATAGACGGATTCAAATAAATCATCATAATCTGAAATATCATCTCGGTCAACTACAAATGAGAACGTAAATTCACTACCATAGACAATATCTAATCCACTACGACTAATTTTATTGGTTTTTAGATGAGTTGGGTCAATTGTACCATTTTGAATACTTGTTGATCCCGCTCCTGCTCCATCTTGTAGTAATTCAACTCGGTAGTGGATAGTATCGTAGAAATCGTAGTGACTGTATTCAAACTTTTTTACGTATGCCATTTCTTAAAAATTACGATTTGAATTTCCTGCTTCTTCCAATATAAATAATAAATCTTGTCCACTCACACGAGCTATAAGTTGTTGATTTCCACTTCCTCCTCTATTTAATGGAATAGGTGGTTGAACAGTTTCACCACTCGTTAATAAAGCTGGGTATGAATCATTTGGATATCCTGGTGGGATAGTTCCTCCATGAGCTAACTTCGTTCCAGTAATTGTAGCTATTTGAATAGCTCCTGCCGCAGCAACAAGTGCTCCCGTTATAATTCCAACTATCCCTCCCTGATCCAAAGCTTTTGTAACTCCAACAGCAGTGTTGATAATAGCCATTGCAATTGCTACTGCTTTTTGTTTCTTTGCGTATTTTTCATTAATAGCTTCAATCTTCTTTTGATTCCCTTCAGCAGCATCTATCTCTCTTTGTTTTGAAGCCTCCCACATACCTGCTACATTATTAAGCATACTTGAAGTTGCCCAAGCTATTTGATCAATATTAGCTATCAATTGTTGTCGTTTCTCATCATCAGAGAGAACTATATCTTCAGCTAATTTTTTGAATGTTTTCTTGTATGATCCTAAAGAATCCTCAGCTCCTCGTATAGATGTTTTTGCATTTTCAAAACTATCAATCAAAGCGTTATTAACATCAATAAGATGTTTACCAGCATCGGCCAATAAATTTTCCTGAACTGTAGCTAGCTGTTGAGCAGCAGTTTCGTTCTCAACGGCAATTTGAGCAAGCTCTAATTTTGCAATGACTTCACTTAATTGACGATCTCCAGGTTCAAGACCTTTACTAATCAAATCTTGAATAGCACTAGTATATAGACTTACACTTTGTGCACTTTCGTCATAAGAATCTCCCAATATTTGATTCATTATTGCAATTTGCTTTTCTTTATTCGCCAGATTATCTAATGATTTCAACACATCATCACTAACACCTACTGCTCCACCACCACCGCCACCACCACCGCCACCACCACCACCTCCACCGTCTATTACAGGAGATATAAAATCAGAAGGTTTCATCAAAGTATCTAAATATTCTTCAAGAGCGGATTGGGCTTGATTAATTCCTTGTTCTGTTTTTTTCATATTTTCTTCAGCGGCATTCCCAGCGTAATTATATGCTTGATTTTGCAAACCAAGATTAACTAAAATAGCAGCAGTGAATGCTTGTGATGCTTTTATCTTTCTTGCTTCTCCCAAAATAATATCATTCATTCGCTGTAATTCCAACTCCTGAAGTTTCTCCCTCGCAGCCATAACTTTTGCTTCCCGTAACAATTCATTAATATATGCTGTTTTGAGTTTAGTTCCTTCCTCTGTAAGAATGTTTTCTGTTGTAAGATTTCCAAGATACTCAGGACTAATCTGATTCAATTCCTGAATAGCTCCTTTACGTTGTTCAAGTGTAGCTGCTTCACTTTGAGCAATCCGGAACAATTGATCAACCTGTGACTTCTGACGGGCAATACTTCTCGTAGCCTCTTCATTGACATCATTTAATGCTTGTTGAGCCGCAGAAACTTCATTAGCTCTATTTCTTAATAACAAGTATGCAGCAGCCAAAGCCGTGACTCCTACAACAATTGCTGTAATAGGATTTGCCATCATTGCTAATTTCAAAGCACTAAATGCTTTAACGGCCATCAAAGCAGATTTTGTTAATAGAGGGAATATATAACTAGCAAACATTCCAAAGATACTTAGCATTGGGCCAGCCACCGCAACAATTCCTCCTATCACAATAATCATTTTCCTTTGAGCATCATTTAAACTACTAAACCACTTCGTTAAATTTTGTAACTTTTCAGATAATCCTTCAAGTATTGGTAATAGTGTCTCTGATAGAATTGAACCAAATTCTGTCAAAGCAGCTTTACCCGAAGCAATAGCTTTATTCCATTTGAATTCAGCAGTCTGAGATACTTTTTGAAATGCATAGTCCGCAGCTCCGGTAGCATCTGAAAGAGCGTTAAATATTTCTACATTCTCAGCTGCATTTGAACCCATGACATCTAAAACTCCAGAGAGGGCTCGAATATTTGGGAATATTTTAGCGAGGGTTTGATCTCCGTATTCTTTTTGAAGATCATTCAATTTAGTTAATACTGTAATTAATCCATCTTCACGTAATGATTTCCGAAGTTCTCGACTTGAGGTACTCATCGCAGCTAAAGCCTCATCAGCTTCATTTGTAGGCTTCAGTAATGATGCTAAGATTTGTCGTAATTGCATCGAAGCCGTTTGAGCACTAGTACCTGTACGAGTCATGGATGCTACAGCAGCTCCTACTTGATCAAATGAAACTCCCATAGCAGATGCAATTGGTAATACCATTCCCATACTGGATGCCAATGCTTCTGCCTCCGCTTTACCTTCCCGGACAGTAGCAACTAATATATCCGTAGCATTTCCAGCAGTTAAAACCTCTTTTCCATAAGCATTCATTGCCGATGTAACAAGATCAGCCACGATCTTCGTTTCACCCAGTCCTGCCGCAGAAGCTTTTGCAGATTTTTCCAATGCATCTAACGCATCAGCTCCACGTAAACCTGCTGAAGTAATAAAGAACATAGCGTCAGCTAATTCCTGAGGTGACTTTCCTAATTCTGGGCCCATCTTCATCAAACTTCTACGCCAAGAATCTACCTGTCCCTGAGCAACACCAACAAGGCTGACAATTTTTGTCATGGAGGCATCAAAATCTTTATACAATTTGAAAGCAAGACCTCCGATTAAAACCATTGGTAAAGTCAAATACATCGTCATTTTCTTACCTACCATCTGAGCGGTTTTACCAATCGTAGCCATTCGAGCGTTCATCATACTGACCTTGGATTGAAAATGTCGCTCCATTTGATCCATCTCACGACGAGCCCGAACCATACCAGCGGTATCAACTCCCAGGGATGCTATTAGATGACCTATGTTCATTTATTTTTCTTTTTATTTATAATCGGTTTCTTTTTTCTACCTTTCTTGTTCCCAACCCAACCCAACAAAATTTCTTTCATTTGTGATATGGATTGTTTCTTTGGTTCGATATCTTTCCTGTTATCCTCGTCTTGATACCACTCTGGCATATAATCAGTTGGAGCAGTCATCTTTGGAGCAGGTGATCCTCGTTTCCTTGGAACAACACAATTCCCAATATTTACTATGGTGGATTGTATTGCAGCTGCATGATAGTCATATCTAAAATCTCCTATTGGTTCAATGTTATTAAAAGCTTCCCATTCTGATATTTGTTCTGAAGTTAACCACTCCAATAAATAATCAGGATGTGGAAAACCTAACTCTTTACAGAGTCTGAAGTAGAATTGGCGACCTGGTCGCCTGAGGAGTTTTTTGTTAATGCCTCCTTATCCTCTTCAGTTATTTTATTTAATTCCTGAGCAGCACTCACAATGGCTTCAAGTTTTGTATAACTCATATTCATCGACAACTTCTCGAAATCAACCATTGTAAGAACCAAATTCCCTTGTTCATCACAAAGTGTATTGACCGCTAATTTTGCTCTGAAGTCACTTAAATTAGTTTGGTAATCTCTCTTACCTTTTGAATCCTTCACCTCTTTCATAAGAGACTGTTCCCAATTGTCACGTTCACGTCCAGTCATTTGTCTTACAAAGACAAAATCATCATTTCCTAAATCGACTCTCTTTACCTTGAGGATATCCTTCTTCAGTAAAGCTGCTTTTCCTAAAAATCCCATTATTCTGTAATTTATTTGATTAATAAATAAAAACTAAAAATGATCCATGATTAGGATCGTTAAATTTTAAACGCTAGAGCTACCACCACTCGACAGACTTGGTTGTCCACTTACATGTATAGTCACATCCATAGTCACCTTGTCTTCAACAGTGATATTCAAAGGCAGTTCCATCACTAAAGCCGTAAATTCAATACAAGTATTATCGTCGTCTGGCAATGAGATTTGATAGTTCTGTAATGTATTTGATTCAAAGTCTGTTTTCATCAGAGCATAATTTGCCCGAGTAAAATTCATAGACAATGATACATCTCCACCATCTTTCAATGCTGCTTTTATCTCACGATAACCACCTGTAGAATCGAGGCTTGTGACATCAATAGTCTCACGGGACATACTTGGCCCTGATATAGAATTCACCTCAGCCAATGCTACCCAATCAGCTACGGCCGATGAGGAATCCCATCTACTAAAGGTTGTTCCAATTCCACTAATAGCATCACTCATTATTTACCTCCTTTTCATATTAAAATTAATACTAAACAACGCTCGGTCATTATCATCCCAACCAAGAGAACCAATATCACTTTGGGCTGTAATAACCGAATATAAAGTACCATTCCATGTCTCCTGTGCCCGGCCATGTAATGATTCTCGTATATTCTCAATTAAAGTATACCCAACAGTATAATCTGTATTTCTCACAATAATCTGTACTGTTGGATTATAAAACGAACTACTATCCAATGATATATCCGGAATACCTCCGGAAGTATCTCTAATAGTTATACAATTGGCTGGTGTTGTCGGTATCTTTCCGATGAATAAATCAGTACCGAAAACCAGTCCCAATGAACTGTTATCAACCAACATGTCTTTTATATCTTCGCTCGCTGAATTCATTTTATTCTAGCTTTGTTACCAATAGTTTGTAAGATTAATGGTGTATTTCTCATTAAAGCACTCTCAAAAAACTTCCCTCCTGATCCTTGCTTTGACCAATCAACTCCTTCCATCTCATGTACGAATGCAGCATAATTTGCAGAGAATCCCATTATTAAATACGGATTCTTTTTACTTGATACAACTGACTTCTGCTCTGTGACTACACTATTATGATCTGCTTGCATCTTCCCGGCATTTTTCCCTTCAAACCTAGCTGAATTTCCAGCAGCCGTACCTTTTGAAGTAACCACAAACCAACTGTGATCCAGGTTACGAGTATCAATTGGTACAGTGGGAGATGTTTTGCTCATACTTCTCCTTACAATAATTGAAGCTTCAATCAACCCTGCAAGTGTACGGCCTTTAATAGCTCGTATCTCTCGGTCAAGATTTGCTTTCACTTTATCAAATCCTATTATCCTTGCCTTTGCCATCCTATGAATGCTTTTCGTACAAATATAGTAGTTGATTTTATCATAGGAATTTTATCAAATCTTCCTATCACATAAGCTCCTTCCACTTCTTTTGGATTATCCGGATTGCTATCTAAATCTGTCAATTCCCCTAGATATAACCATCCGTTGACATCCAAATCCTGAGTAACTAACACCTCCGATTTACAAGTAAAATTACGAGCAATATCCTCTCTGTTCAATTCTGTTTTGTCCTCCCATCTACAAGCAATTTCAACTGGATCATCAAATGTCAATCCACCATATCCGTCAGGAGTAGGACTACCCCAGTAAACTGCAGTCTGTACGCAAACTCGTTTTACAAATTTATCAATTGCCATTATTCAAAACTTGTTATTGCCACAATCGAAGCGGATTTACCACCGAGTGATGCCATAGTATTTGTTGTATCAAGTACCAATACCATCTGTCCGTATGGAGTTGATGATAACTTTTGTCCATACTGACCGGTATATGTTATTGAAGCTCCTCCGGCAGCTTCTTTCAGTGCTATACGTTCCTGTGTTGAAGCAATCATGTGAGCAGTTAACCAACGCTCAATCTCTTCAAGTAAAGTATCCCCGAGTGAACTACTTCCTAAAGCAGAATCCACCAAAGCACTTGCTGCTGTTATATAAGCATCTACAATAGCATCATCTAATGAACTATTGTCTAATATTTGTTTAACCTCTGTTGCTGTTGTTCTTATTGACATTGTCTTAATTTTTTAATTATATACTTTTTCTTGCTTTCCATAATTTCGGTTCAATGAACTGGTAAATTTCCTCAGTATGTGATTTATAATCTAATCCAACCCACTCAAGCGTTTCAAACAATTGATTATAATCTCCGTGTATCAATCTCTCAGGCCAAACTATTTTACAATTCAATCCTTCCTGAATCATTTCCACAAAACGTTTCTCGTGCTGCCGTACCCACCATATCCAGCCTTCCGTTTCAGTATAAACTTTTACAGAGTCCTGAACATCAGGGGAATGAAAAGCTCGCATGAATGCTGTTTTAAGACAGGAGTTTACTATATCACCCGTTCGTCTGCGAACAATAATCCATTTAGCATTTGGAAAAGCATAATTCCATATTGGCCAAATCAAACAACTCTTAGCTCCCTTATACATCCATTGACCATCAGTATACCCTTCAGAAATCATAATAGTTTCAACTCGCTTTTTCCACCATGTAGGAATTTCTAATTTCTTTATATTAGGTAATGGATATTGTCCCATTGGATCCACTCCGATCTCTCGTAAATAAGGTTTGACTAGACTATTCCGAATATGAATATTTTCGAACATTCCTTTCTGATTGTTTTTATTCGGTGGGGACATATTACCTCCAAATGCTCCACAGATATTGATCACACCTGCCACCATACTTGTACCACTACGTGCCGCACCTGTTATTAAAATAGGTGGTCTCATACTTTACCTCCTTCATTTTGACGTTTAATATCAGATTCTTTATATTCAACATACATTTCTTCAATCACTTCTGAATATTTTATTCCTTGAAATTCATGCCACTGACCAGGCTTGATAGTTAAACATTCTCCAGATTGTAATATTGTTTCCCTTTTTTCTCCCATCTCTTCAACTACGATCTTTAAAGCACCTTCCAATACTACAAACAGATTATATTTTTCTTTATGAGAGTGCCAACTACATCGAAATCCTTCCTTCACTTTTAAGAAAGATACTACATGTGTTGAATCCTGACGGATCAACCAACGTTCTCCCCAAATCTTAATTTCTCTATTCATTTCCAATTTTCTTTTACACAATCAACAGATTTAACTAATAATTCATGGGGTCTCGGCTGACCATGAAAAGATATCAATGAAACATTCTTCAAAGCTTTTTTAATTTCCCTTCTTTTACAATTCTCATTGAAATAAGTACTACGATAAATTGGTTTAAGATGATTCTTAAAAGAAATATACCTACCTGGAAGGATATCCTGCCAAAATGTAATCTTGTGTCCCCTGTCTTTCAATAATAATTTATATGCTTTTCTCTCATCACCTCCGGTCATTTGATTCATCCAACTTGTCTGATTCTTTAAAGTATCCCATATGAATTCTCCAAACCCTTCATCAAAACTAATCAAATCCCCTCCGATACCATCAAACGCTTTTATGAATCGAGGATTAAATGCTTTTCTAACAATAAATTCCTCTTTCCTGACTAGAAATTCATCAATGTTTTTTAATATTATAGTATCCAAATCCATCACAATAATTCTCCCTGTCAATCCAATACCAGGTTTATATACATAGAGTTTAGCAATTTCACGCATCCTAGATGGGAGTTCAATTGTATTTAGTATAATCCCATCATCAAATTGATCTAATTGCTTGGAATCTGTAAAGCAGAAGAATTGGTGTGGTAAAGTAGTATTCCTCTCTACTGCTCGATATAATCGATTAACATACTCTACTCCGCTCATTCCAGCTTCAGCATGTTTAGGCCAATCCCCCCACAAACAACATGCAATTGATATGTCTTCTTTTTTATCCATGCCACAATTCTGGTCGTACAAATTCTTGATATACTTCAGGATTAAAAATTAATCCACAATCCTCAATAAATACTTTAGCGTTATCAATAGAATCAATAATGAAATCGGTATAAACAATATGATCCTTTATATCTGGATTAAATATTATTTCATCTTGTCTAACTTTTAACCGATTAATCATACCTAAAAAGTAATTATTTGGATCTTGAATACTTTTAACACGATTTCTCCAAGTAGAATGTCGATATAAACTTTCCTGAATCCTCTCTGACTTTCTGATAGGTATAATCCATGTTGCCTCCGGGAAAGCTAAGGCAAACAATGGATACAAAAATAATAGTTTAGAATCTTTGTATAGCCATACGTCCTGATCCCCTACAATATTTAAAACCATCTCACGTAAAGTTGGTTCTGTATGTAATGAGTTGGAAACGAATTCATCCGAACGTGCTCTCATACCGTTTTCTTTCATCAAGGTTTTTACTATATCCACGATCTGAATATTCTCAAAATATCCCGTCTTATTATGCTTGTCTGCAGGGATTGTTTCCCCCACCCACACTCCGTGCTTATGTAATAACCCAGCAACAAATGATGTTCCTGATCTTGGTATTCCAGCAATAAAAAATATTTTCATTATTTCAATTTTTTAACATGCACAACCATTTCACGAGACTTCCAATTTCTACCTGGTAATTCTTTCACTACTGGGAACCTCTTTAATAATTGTTTCCTCCACCATTCCCGTGGGCGCACTAATACATGAGCATTCCTCCCATCTTTCAACCAGTGCTTTTTAGCTATACCTAAACAAATTACAAAGACTCCTCCTACCTTCATATAATCCCGAATCTCATCTAAGGCATTTTCAACAAATTCCCGTTCAATATGCTCAAAGACATCAGTGGAAACTATATAATCAAATACGATTCCATCAACTGGTTTTAATGCCTTTCCTATTACTCCCGGATCGTATTCAGTCACCAAATATCCTTTTCCTCTCAAACCTTCTGACAACACTCCTCTTCCTGCTCCATAATCCAATACAGTTCTAGCATCATTTTGCTTGAGTATTTCTGAAATTAAATTAACCCATTTACCTCCGGCAACTCCCCACACCCTTGAGTTATGATGTTCAACATTTAAGGCTTGATATTCTTCCGATATAGTTTTTCTCATTGTATTATATTTGTTAATATTGCTACTGCTTTAGTAGAACTAAGAGTCTGCATTAAATTTTTTTCTGATTCCCAGTCATGAGTATTTCCATTTCTAGGTAAGTGATAATCACTAGGTAGATATTGTGTAAGTAAATCAGGATGATGTTTTGAACCGGTTTTTTCATTTGTTCCATTTATTACGGAATCAAATCCAAACAATGATATTTCTACTGGGTGATATAATTTAGCAGCTGAAATTACAGCGGCGGTACCACGAGAAAAATGAAAACCAGGTTTGAGATGTTTAACATATTGCCATACGGAATTTCGCAACTCTCGCGTCTGACGATCTTTAAATTTACTCATCACATCCTCTTCATTTCGAATATTTTTATCCATCCTGTAATACCAGTATTCCAATTTGGGAATCCGTTGAGAATTTTCAGCCCAACTTTTGGATGGTCCCTCCGCAAATACTCCAATATCATATTTAATACCATAATCGGTATGATTTTGCCAATCACATTCAGCCATACGAATTACAATATCATTGGAGTCAATAAATTTTCCGTATCCTCTCCCTTCAATACTTGATCCATGCCCTATGATTGCTACAGATATCATAATATTTCTTTCAATGATACTCGTTTGAACTCTGTTAAAGCACTATCCGGATTTGCATTAATAATCTCCACCCCCATTCTCTTAGCATCTTTGGCTATTGCTGGAAATGATCGTAGATGACGATGAAACGAATGCTCCTGACTTTTAACATCACGTGATTTATATACACTATGCCAATGAGAGTTAATGCCTTCCATTTTTAAATCAAATCCTAATAAGATTATTCGCTTCACTCCAAAATGTACGGCAAGATTTATTGCTGCTGCTCCACTATTTACTCCCCACACAAGTTCCGTTCTTTTCCGAGTTATCCCAAATGACTTTTCACGGCTTTGTTTCAGATACTTGACCCATCGATATCCCCGGACGGCTGCATTGGTAGAAATCTTCAGAGCAGGATGATCCGCTAGCTCTTTACGATTATGTAAAAAGAATCCGGCATCACCAAAAAAGCAAACCTCAATCCAATTACCGATATAGAATGCAGCGTTAACTCCAATTATATGTTTATCATGTAATTCTGAAAGATAGGGTGAGTATATATCTGGTGTAGCTTCCTTCTCTAATACTAACTTAACTACCTCTTTTGGTACACCAAATTGGTGAGGCATCGACAAACCTCCACCAATGATATAACACTCACCCTCTTCCCATATATTTGGAACCTGCCACGGCATCTCTTACTCCTCCACCTCTTCAAGTTTGGCTTTCAACTCCTCAGCCTCAGTTTTATGCAGGGCTTTCTCATTCATAGCCTTTCCTTCTGAATTCACAACATCATACCAACCTCCACCTTTTGATTCAACCGTAAATTCAGGTGGTTCTGTACGTCGTATCTTCTTTGCTTCTTCCTCCATTGGATCAGGATCAAGTAATTCAATGATATCTCGTATCCCTTCGGGAATTTCCGCTGGAGAAGCCAGAAATACTTGATTGGGTTTAATCAACCGAATATCCTTCCCACTCTTCAAACGAAATGTTGAAGTACTTGTATTTCTCCACCGTGGTTGATCTGTCCGTTCTGACTTGTCACTTTTACTAGTGCGTTTCATAATCACAATTGTTTTAAAAAATTAAAAATGTCTCTTGATTAGAGACTAAAGCTGCTAAGCAGCCGTGTAATGAACTATTCCAGAATGTTTTTCCTGATCACTTCTGATCTGCGGAACCTGGATAGTCAATACTTTATATTTGTTGATAAACTTACCTTCAGTCTGCCATTCAACATTCTGAATTGGAAGTCCACGAACCAACCGTACTACATCACTCCTCATACATACGAGTAATAGTGTACCTGTTGCCAGAGTATCAATTACTTTTATCCCTTTAATACTACCAATCTTCAAAATCCTTTCACGAATGGTAGTACCAGGTGTGGTAGTATCATAATCTTCATCTAATACTGTTTCATATTCGGTTGGGATATACAACATGTAATCACCATAATAATGATCAGTAATAGCAGCTTGTTTCATATCCAACACATCCTGAACGATGCTGGCAGAAGTTGCTGCAGAACTATTCCAAGCTGTAAAAGTACCTCCATTTCTATGAGGATGATTTACATATGAATAAATAATTCCTCCACCAAAAGTATAAGTTGTATTGGTGAAAAGCATCGTTTCCATCATTTCATTTACCTTCCTTGCAGCTCTTTCGGCTGAGGTTGTATCGAGTGGATTGCCCATTCTTCGACTGGCTTCCAATACCCGTGTATTGATTTCATAATCAACATGGATTATAGGAATCGGTAAATAGTGAGTAGTATATATAGGTCGATCTCCTTTTGAACGAGTTACCCCATCCATCGTCAGATCGGCTTCCATAGCATCACTCACATCATGGTATTCAAGTACCGTAGTTCCCATAGCATTACCCAGATTGAAAGTAAGTCCATTATCAATTAAGTCCTGAACTCCTCCCAACCGAAATTCTGCTAATCCTAGAACAGCATCATCAAGCTGTTTCCATTCATCTCTACGCAGTGTAGCATTTGTATTAATTGGAACGGTTTTATAACTTTCCTTTTTCTTCGGATCGCCTCCCAAATAAGCAGTGATATATGCTCGACCGTCCTGACCAATGAAAGGACGTAATTGTCCTACATTGAGCTGACCGTTAGCAATAATCTGAGCTGCCACTTCACCTTGCGCAGAATTCTTTGACAATAAGTCAACGTTTCCTTTAATCATTTATAGTTCCTCCTTTTCTATTTTAAAGTATTCTTACTGCAATTCTCTGATTTCCCATTAATCCCGAGGATTCTCCACCGGAGCTTTCAGCAAGATTTTTGGCTTCAAGTGCAATTCCTACAATCTGATTTCCATAGATCGTAGTTCTGTTTCCACTGGAATCTGCTCCAACAGTTTCCTTATCCGGCACATGTACTTGTACATTTCCGTTACCGGCAGACTCAAGTAATGATCCAATTACAGCAGTCTCTCCGTCTTCCAAAATCAAATAGGCTTCCTCTCCTCTGACAGGAACCCAGCATTGTACCTGATCGGCAGCTGCGTAATCATCATCAATTCCATTACCTTGCAGTTCATCTTCCAAAGCAATCATCGGAAGTATATTACCTCCAGCAGTCGCGTGAGCACGGACTTTTCCTGTGCTCATCACTTCAATCAACATACCTGGTGTGATAGCAGCATTTGCTTCATATTCATTAATGATATCCAGATATTTCTTTAGCTTAATTGTGTTTTTTGCCATTACGTATCCTCCTTCCCGTTATTATTATTTATCTTCTTTACCAACTTCGATACCGGCTGGATAAAGATTATCCTCACCAACGTTATCTGTTATAGTAGCTCCACCAGCGGCAGAGTAATCGGAAACTGGTTTCACTGATTCAGCGACTTTTTCCAGTACTTCCAAATCCATAGCATTCAATTCTTCGTCAGTCCATACTTTTTCAGTATTAGCCTGAATTGATTGAATTAGTTCAGCTTGCCGAGCTTTCATTTGCTTTTCACCATAAGCCAAAGCAGCTTTCTGCTCAGCAGTAAGGAGTTCCATTACACTTTTCTTTCCATCTTCTCCATCATCACCCTTTTTCTTATTGACTTCAGGTTCAGCTTTCTTTTCCTTACCTTCATCAACAACTTCAGGTTTCTTTTCCGGTGGAGCCAGTTTATCCAACTGATCTTCACCCAAAGTGGTAAGCCACTCCCGGTCATCATCCGTAAACCGTGTATCTTCATTGACAATTAATGCCTGAATCTTTTTTTCACAGTCTACACAATCATGTGTTTTACTCATGTTTTCGTTATTTTTGTTAGAATTAAATTTGGTTCTCTTTAGTCCTTTCTGGACAACGTATTCAACATTCCGCTGCACTCTTACCGGATCACTTGTAAATTCAATTTCACCGTTCGTTCCGATTGAGTAATCACGACGATACAATTCAATACCATTTCCTTGAGAAGTGTTCTCACGTCGGCGTACTTCATACACCATGTAATCATCAAATATCTCTTGTAAGAAATGTACCTTCATATCATCATCCATTCTGTCCAATTTAGCTTGAGTATTTATTACAAGCTCCTTGTATCCACGTTCAACATGGCATACAATTTCTTGTAAGTAGAATCCCTCATTACTAAATTCCTTCATTACTTGAAGCGTTTCAGTTACTGTCTTAGCAGTTTTCTTTGTAGCTTCACTCACATCATTACCTCCTTTCTTATTTACACGAATTCCACAACCATCAGTCCATGAGCATGCTCCGACTCCGCCGGGCAGAAGAGCCAGGTGATCTGGTCGATGGTTGTATGCTATTGCTTCATAATGCTCACCATTCCAATCTCCTTCAGTTTGATCTTCATCGTTAAACATACCAAGAGAGACCTCCAACGGTTGACTATTACGAATGTATTGTAAAGCTTCAGGTGACACAGCAGCTAAACGTTGGACATCTAACCATGCCTCACCCCGAAGTTTATTATCTTGAAATCTTGTATTAAATATTTTCCCCACCCCAATCTCCTCAATAATAGATGGAGAGTTAGCAGAGACAAAATCGTTATTTTCATCCTGTGGGTGATTTATCACTACAGGAATTCCATTAAATGCCTGTGGTATATGTCCGAGTTCTTCGGCTGAATGAAATACCGGTCCACGAGAACCATTATGTACCCCTTCAACCATCATTACCACAGGGACAATTATATGCTCCCGTCCTTCGTACATCGCTGTCCGAATTGTGTAGGAGGCATTACTTTCAATTACAAACTTTAATGTTTTCATATCTTTATTAACTTATTTTATAAGGTAAAGCCATACACCGGCACTGCGGATGTAGTGGGATCATATTCATAATCACATCCAAAGTATAAACATTCCCTTCCATACTAGCACAGATATCACAAACCCTCTCATCACCAGCTGTTGACCACTCAGCCTGTACCACTACACCTTCAGCTCCCCAATTCATATATTCTTGGATAGTAGCTTGATGATGAGCCCGTATGATTTCCGTCCGAGCTAAAATTTCTGCTCTCCTTCGGGCTGGAATAAACCTTCCCAGTGTATCTGTTATTCCTAAATCACCTAGATTAGCTCCAGTTATAACAGAATTTAACTTTCTCGCTAGCAATCTTGGATTATCCCCATCAGCAATTCCTTGTGACAAGACTCTACTAATTTGTTGAGCCATGGCATTTGTAATACCTTTCAAGTCTTCAAATACTCGGGTATATAGCAATCCAACCCGATCCGTATGAAACGGAGTAGACATCGAAGCGTTAATTCCACCGGTATAATCCATCGTTGGTACATCAAATCCAGCCTTATCCAACTCATACCTGGCTCTGATTACTCCTCGTTTGTAAGAATCTTGTATATATAGATTTGTCCATGGTTCTTCAGCTGCCATTCCTATTTGTGGAATTGTTCTTACCTCAAGTAATCCTTTATCAATCTGCTCCCGCAACCACTGCATGAATGCCTCAACCTTGTCTGAGCTACGAGTGAAAGCAAATGCTCCAGGAGCAGGAGGAGATAATTGTAATGTCGTAATTCTCGTGCCTTCCGACTGTGTTAATCCGAAACAATCATTCGTAACAATTGCTTTGTTGATTGCTCCTTGTACCTCACGGAAGCGTTTACGCAATTGTGCTGCAAAAGCATTCCGCAACGATGTAGTCCGGGTAGGATCATATCGCTGCTGAGCGTTTACAACAAAATTGATTGATCTTTTTTCTATGTGTTCACAAACTTCACTCATTCACTTTTTGATTCTGTTGTTCTAATAATTGTCGTTGCCGTTCCTCTTCAGCCAGCATTGCCTGCTCCTCAGGAGTCACTTCAGGTTCTTCAGCTTTTACAGCCTCCAGCATCTCTTGTATCTGAGAAATAGCGTCATCATCAAATCCGAGGAAGTATTTCATAAATGCTTCCGGTGGTATAATATAAGTGGCATTCTGAGTCACATAATCCTTCAAAGCTCCTGCCCGTATTTTACCTACCTCAGCCTTTTCCTTTTCACTAGCTGAAAATAAATCCTCCCATTCTACTGAATATTCACCATTTTTTGGTTTTGGAAGTATTCCATATTCAATACACCTATCAACAAACGGACGTACAATAACCGGTTCTGCAAATTCACCCCTCCTATTCTTTACCCAGGTTAACCATTCTGACTTATCCTGTCCGGATGATAACTCCCCTCGTTCACTTCCCGTTAAAATCCTTTTTGGTATCCCTGTCACCATAGAAATCATTTGTATTTGAATATCCACATGATCTTTCGGGCTGGCAACCTGCATTTCCAAACTATCCATCGAAACACCTTCTAATTTCAGGATTCTCCGCAGGTTGTTTTCATACTCATCTATCTGATTCTGAAGATCATCAATCTGTGGCTGAGTCATAGTATAATCTGGATCCACTTTAGCTTGGTATCCCGGTCTGGCACCCCGCCAAAACATCTCAGCACTACCTCCTATCACTTTTTCAATATCTTTCAGCCGATTAAATACAGCTTCCAATCTCGGTGTTCCTTTTACTTCATTCTCCAGCGGATTATCCACGATATGAATCACCCGTGAATGATGTACCCGGAGTGTTGAAGAGCTTGTACCCTCAGCATTTGAAACTTCAATATCATAAGTCAGCGGTTGACCATACCGTTCATTAGCAGGACGACTTTCCCATTTAGATATCTTAGCATGTCCTGAACCAAAAGGCATGATATAAAGTAATTTCCTTTTTCCTGTCACCGGTTGTAAATAATCTTCTTTTCTCTTTACATCATCCAAACCGAGTAACAATATTCCATAATCACCAATACCTGTCAAGCGATCAAGACGGGAGAATTTTGCTTTGAACTTCAGCTTATCATCCAATACCTTCCAAGCCTTTTCAAACTGGGTTTCCTTGTCATCTTTTGCCTCTAATACTCCGAACTCACCTTGCCATGTAGCCTGTACCGGCCGATCAATTATGGCTTTTGCAGCATCCTGTCTGGTGTATTGAGCGTAATAATCATCCCACGTCAAATCCAACTTATAACCAAGAGCTTGATAAATGTCTCGGTCGTTACCGTATGAAAGACCAAGACGAGTGGCCAATGTTGCCCGGGCAGTAATCATACTCAATGTATGAATCCTTTGCTGTAAAGCCTCTATCGTTTGAGGATCAGCGTGACCGTTTGTTTTTTCTTTAGTGCGTTCCATGTTTAAACTAATATAAGAGTTATAACTAATCCAGTTAATGCTATAATTGTACCAACTAACCATTTAATATTAGTTTTTCGACTAGCTGTTAACCGAATTTCCGTCTCTACTTCTATTTGGAATTTAGTGAGTCCACTTACCGCTGTACGTAATAACTTAACTGATTCATTTAAAGTCATGACAGTCTGATTGACTTCTATCATTGTTTTATAAATACCTTTATTACCATTACCCTTTACAATTTTAGATAGGTCAGCCACTTCACTATTCAATTTAGAAATAGTCCCAATTTGTGTACATTTTTCTGCCATTTCAGTAATTATTAATTGTTAATAATATGGCACATTCTACTTCAATTCCTATTTTGCTTGTCATTATTACTTTCGTGTTACTGGTCGTGGTACTCTGTCCGCATGCCCATAAGAAGTTGTTTCCTCCTCTTCTACGGTAACGGTAACAGTAAAACTACAATCATTTGTATTACTTGATTCATCAGTGATAGTCCATGTAATCGTAGTACCGTCTGGAATTTGGGCTCCTGCTAAAGTTCCCTCATCATTAAAATCATTCAACGTACTAGCTACTCCACAATTGTCCCCCGTGGCAGTTGGATCAAACTCATCTTCTACCACTGTATAATAAGATTCACCTTCATCGGCATCTTTAGTTTGATTCTCTATACAACCGATTGTTGGATCTTCATCATCGGTAACGGTAACAGTAAAACTACAAGTCCCTGTATTACTCGCAGCATCTGTAACCATCCACTCAATAGTTGTACCATCAGGGATTTGTTCCCCTGCAAGAGTTGTAAGATCGTTAAAGTCATTAATCACAGAAACCACTCCAACATTATCTGAACTACTTACAGTATCAAATTCAGTTCCCACTACTGTATAATAACATTGACCTTCATCAGCACTTTTGGTCGGATCATCTATGCAAGTGACCGTTGGATCTTCCTCATCCTGTAACTCATAAGCTCCGATATCCCATTCGTCACCTAATTTAGTATTCCCTAAGATATCCCGTGTCTGTTCCCAATCATAACCCAAGTCAATTGCAAGAACGGCGGTTTCTTTTAAACTATAATCGTGTCCGGCATAATCAGTAAAATAAACAGCAGGTGTGATATCATCGAGATCAATACCATTTGAATTAGTCTCTACACTTGTAATAGAAGTATAAAAATTATTACGTGCTATTTCTGAACTAGCATCTGTGCAATTGATTACTCCATCAACTGTGTTGTTATAGATTTCACTTCCATCTCCTACAGTTAAATAAATATCATTTCCGCTATTATCATAAAATATATTGTAATAGATATCATTATTATCAAAATCGTACGAAGTTGTGATTCCTCCTGTACTTCCATAAATAGTGTTATACCTTATATCTGACTCCTCCCAATCTTCCAAAATCATAGCATTTGCATCAGAACTCAATAAGTTATTTTCAACTACATTATACCTGGAACTATAAACGCTACTCGTATTTGACTTATAACAATAAATCGTTGCTACATCTGTATTATATATCCAGCAATTTTTGACAGTTACATGATCAGGATAAGTTTCCTCATGGCTTCCTACATTTGTGAAGTACATTCCACTTGCTCCACCATTAATTATACAATCTTCAATAGTTACATAATCTGCTCTTAATTGTATGTTTGTCCTTGACCCTATTCCTGAAGTTATACCTAGAGTAATATCACAATGTTTTATATGTTGGCATCGGCCAGCCGTAAACCTCACCCCCTGACCTTCGTTATAATCAGTATCATCTATAAGTCCGAAATGACAATTATAAACTCTAACCGTAGCTCCTGTCTTCATAAATGATTTATCAGCACCCACTACATCACTATTAGAAGTCGTATCGAATGAACAATTCCATATATCAAAATCAAGAGTTAGACTTGAATCTCCAACCGAACCGAAATCAGGAAATTCGTTTCTAATAACCAGAGAGGCTTCTCCTGTTTTATCGGTATTACAATTGTTAAAATTACAACCATACCAGCCTACATAGTTACTTGGCCTTGTTACATAACAAGCAGCCCCATAAAATAACCTGAAATCCAAAGCATACAAATCCATGTAAAAACATTTGTTAGCTGCACTATCAGCATCCCAATTACCCCCGATTTTAAACGCCGGATCTGTGCCAGTTGTTCGTTTAAATGCTGCCCTTGCGCCAGTACCATAAGAGCCGAAAACAGTTGGGTTTGTTCCTGAAGCAATCAACCCAACTAATGCTAATTGCGGATTGTCCCATACATCTCCGCGTTTTAAAAATATCCCAAAACCTGCTTTCACATCAGCTAAAACCAAAACATCATGCGGACTGCTCCTGGTAGTGTCTGCTGTTGTACTTGTTCCTGAATTCGAGTAAAATCTACAAAATGAAGCCTCTTTCACATGAACCTCGGCAGTGTCGTATTCAATAAATCCAGACTCAGTGCTTTTTATTATAAGATTAATTATCGTGTCTTGTTGAACGATTTTTCCGTTAATTTGAGTATAGTCAGCAACAGTAAGAAGTCCTGTGCTTGCATTAATCGCAAAAGCATTATTGAAATTGGTGGTTATCTCAAATGTAGCCGAACTCTCCGCTCCTTTCATCCATGTTCGATTAATTATCCAATAATCCAGATAATCTCCATTCTCCACATCTTCAGGAATAGCAAATTTCTGCTTTATAGCTAAGACATACGTGCTATCATATTCAGCAAAAGCCCAAGTTGATAAAGTTAGTAGTAATATAATTAAAATCTTTTTCATACTATTGTACTATTTGAATTTTTAACCATACCTGAACTTCATCACTACCTCCAGTAAATGCTTTTGCACTTGCACTTATTCGCGTACCTTTGTTAAAGATAAACCCTGTTCCTGTTGGTACAGTGGATCCAGATTTCTTTGTAGAGTTTAACAAAACATTATCAAAATACTGAGTACCCGCTGCTCCATAACTGAATCGTACCTGATACCATTGCTCCACGCCCGGATCATTAATAAAACTAAGAACCCTAAACGGTGCATCAATAACATCAGCAGCGATTATCTCGGTATCTGCTCCCCAGAGATTGGCAGTAGCATTAGCTGCAATAGTAATGCCAACAAGATTATCTGGGAGGATAGTAACGGCGAAATCACCTTTTAAATTATCAAAAGTATGATCACCAACTTCATCGTCTATATTCACTGTATTATCCGCAAATTGTACATTAGAAATACGTTGCTCATTTCCCGCATCAATATCTATTCCGATAGCACAATTCTTTATGTACATTCCATCAAATGTATTGAGATCACTAGCATCATTAACTATCTGTATGGCCGCTAAACATTCATTAAATAAAATATCAGAAATCTCATGAAATGCGGTATTATCCATTAATATCCCAGTCATGTAAGTTCTATCACCTAAAAACTCGCAATTTATAATCTTCCCGTCCTCTAAGGTTGTTGCTCCGTCAATATGAAGAGCTGTTGCTGCACCTGTTAATTCTGTCCCGGCAAACCGACATGAATTGACACGGAAACCGTCTTGTGTGATAATCACTCCATTTGCACTACCCGTACCAAGATCGAAGCTAAGATCATCCAAAGAAACATGACCAGTGAATTTAAGTATCGAAGTAGCTTCGGCGTGAGTATTCTTGATTTTTTGCCATGTATTATTCGTTCCTTTTATTATATAGTTACCTGTAAAAGTTGGGTCATCTGGTGTATTGATGTCATAAAAGTCTGCATCGGTATTAATTCCTACAACTATTAACGTACATTCATTTTTATCTGTTGAAGCTGCACTTAAAGCTCCTGACAATGTTTGATAAGCTCTTTTCAGTGTAAAACCATCTGAATTATCACCATTAGGGGAAACATATAGAGTCGCTGTTACTGCTCTATTGACAATACTGGATCCATCAAAATCTCTGATAAATCCTCGATCAGCCAAAGCTTGTCCAAACCCTATAAGAGTAAAAGGAATTAATAATAATGTTATGAACAGACTTTTTATCATCTCTCAAACATATATATTTTATGTCGTACCGAATCAGCTGATGTGACTGCCACTTCAAACTCCCCGGTTGCATCCTTATAATACTTCACAACCAAATATCGAAATGGTATAATATCATCATACGCAGCATGTCCATGTGAATAGCTCCCATTCACTATGGTTGAATCCGTTCCGAGTTCATACGGCCAGTTCGTTATTGACAATTCTTTAAAATCTCCTACTTCACTTGCCACTCCGATAGTAACATGAAGGGAATCGGATTTAATCAAATCATCCAGCACTCCAACTGACCATAATCCATCGTATACCCTCTTTGGACTTGACTCAAATACATTATAGTAGAATGCTGTATCTGTACCAGATAGGTTGTTGAAGTTAAATCCATCGGTATAAGTCTTCCACTGAGCTTCGACGCTCGTAATAGACATTCCGATGAATATTAAAGCAATTAGTAATTTTTTCATTTTCATTTAAAGTTTTATTTTGTTATTCCATTTATCCTTCGAAATTGATTATATGTATGATTAGTGTAATCAATACCACTAACCAAATTAAACCTACAATCCACAATGGGATTAGTAAGACGTACCACTTCTGTTTATGCTCATTAAATCTATTTATGATTAAATACATAATTTGAAGAGGAAGAAGACAAATCGTACTTATTATTGCCCACATGTCGTTTTGTTTTATGTATTAACAAGTAATTCCAATCTGAAGCACTGTAATGATAAAAAATACAATACCACATATTAACATAAAAATAAGAATTATAATATAAGTATTGAATGAACGGGTCTGACCTTCATATAATTCATTTTGAATCTTTAGATTTAGGTTTTTCCATTTATTCTAATATTTTCAATACGGGCTTTCCTGTTACTTCATCAAAATATACAATTGCCTCCATCTCTGGACAATCAATTGTTAAGTTATCATAGATATGTAATCGTTCAACGGAGTCTTTCCATAAGGCTAAATACTCTACCTCAGCATCTCGCCATATAATAAAATTCTCACGCATAGTATCAATTTCGTATATGGCTTGCTCGCGGTATTCATCCACCTCATTCATCGCCAATTGATGTAAACTATCTAATTCGTCTACTTTGAATAAATACCAATCGTTTATCTCTTCTAACGCAACCTGCTTAGCAGAATCAATACAAGGATAACAAGTATTATCCACTATTACGGTATCATGAATAGTTATTGGATTGCAGGGAGGACATGACGGACAATCAGGACAGTCTTTCGGATTACATCCTATTAATAAAAACGCCGTATATACAGCAACCATACTTGATATCACTTTGGATTTGATTGCTCGTTGTCGACAAAAGTTCATTCCTGACTTCACACTTTGAATTGTTGTATTTTCCATTTCTGCTATTTCTTTGAGTTTATAACCTTGTAAATATTTTAAAAAGTATTGATATGTCTTATTCTCCGAACTTCTGCCTTGTAATACTTTATGGATTATGTCAATATCCAAGTTAAAATCATGATCTATTGTTACTTTTTCTACCTCCGCTAGATCTGAACATCGTTTTGCCATCTTATTATGCTTACAACGATAATTATTAATAACTACATGATGCATAACTCCAATGATGAAAGTCCGCTCTGTTCCTTCAATCAAACTCTTCCCTGTACTTTTAAGATACCGGAGTACCCGTAAGAAAGTATCTTGTACTAAATCTCTTGCCCACTCCTCATTAAAGCGGGTAAAGTGTTTCATAGCATACCTGATAAATATATTATAATCCTTCTCGTATATTTCAGCTACGGTCATACAACTCATATTTAGTTCTACCATTTATTCTACGACACCTTAAAACCTCATTCCTATTCTTCCCGGCATTATAACTTACATGGACCCAAGCAGGATTCTCATCATCTCCATACTCCCAAATCAATTGATCAAATATAAGATATCCACGTATATAATGAAATATCTCTGCATTGGTTGGACCTTCCTCCCGATTATCATTATCCAGATCAGCTGCCTCACCCTCCATGTGCTGACTTGTCTCAGCTCCACCAATAACTTTATTTAATGATAATGATCGGAACATACTAGAGATATTAATAGGACGATCTCCAAGTCCTTTACGTAGAGGTTCAAATATATGCAACGCCCAATCCTCCATGCTCTCTAACTGAGCCTCAGTTGGGTAATTATCAATACCCAATCGTAAGGCAGTATCACTGTATACTGCTTCTCGGTAGGATAGATGTTCAGATATTATTGCTTTGTTCATTTCACTCATTGTGTTATCCAGACTATAATTAAACTAACCAATGATAAAGTCAGTATTGATAAAAAAATAATATCAGCCCAATCAAGTAACCACTCTGACATCGAAAGAAAAAGTTTTTTAATCATTTTATGTGTATATTTTAACTTGTTTCTTCTTCGTCAATTTATTAAATGCACCGGCAGCGGCATCAACCTGATCCTTGTACTTAGAAAAAGGAAAGAACCGGTGCTCCTCCACAAACTCCCGGTTCCAATCCCCTGACAACAATAACACATTACCATTATTTACCTGTACACTATATATATCTGCTCGAATTGGTTTACTTCCTTTCCCCGACACGGGGTCTCCTTCACAATGATATCCGGCCAGGTTAGTAATTGTTGATCGTACACTATCTTTCCCACCTGACCCTGGTTCCTGTTCTGTCATAACTAATACTTTCTGTCCATCCACTTCAGCAGTCTCTCGTATGATCCTTTCCCGTTCGTTTGTTTCCCACCGTCCTCGTTTTACATCGGCAACAATATATTTTCCACGATCTGTCAGTATCATTTTCACTCCAACGGTATATGCTGCATCTCTTCCCTTTTTCAATTCAGCTTCATCTGTAGCTGCTTTATCCCAATATCGAATCGTTTGCATTATACTCACTTCAGGAATCATTGTTTGAATCATCTGGAAATGATCAACTTTAAACATACCTCCACCTGGTGGAGTTGGATTCTGTCCAACCTGACCGGCGAAACCGTATTGTCCCATATCAATTTCCATGTCCTTTAACACAGTCCATGACATACGTGTTGGATCCAATAATCCATTTTTATAATATTCTTTAAATTCTTTTGGTTGTATGTATTTATTGTAATTAACAATTTCTCCCGGTAGACATATATGCCGAATCCGTTTCTCTTTCTTTTCTAATAGATGTCCGGAAGGATCATTCTGATGAAGACGTTGCATTATCAAAACAGTGGGAGTAACTTCCTTATTAACCTTACGTGTTGGTATCGTTTCATCCATCCAATGATTAGCAGATTCAATCTCTGCATCACTAATAGCTTTTCGAGGGTCAATTGGGTCATCAATTAATACAATATGACCATGCATCCCTGTTACTGAACCTCCTACTGAACAAGTAAACCGTCCACCCCCAATAGATATTCGTGGTACATGGCCAGCTTTGACATACGTCTTTTTTACAACCCTAAAATCTGACTTGGTATCCTCATCCGCCTTTATGTCCAACCATGGATATATCATCTTATACTTATCCGACCGTACTAAGTCCCTACACTTAGTTGCACTCTTTAAAGCAATAGGCATACTATGTGACGCTGCTATAAATTGCATCCAATACCACTTAGTCCATGCCCAAGCTGGAAACGCAATTAAACATATTATTGTTTTAGTTGTACCTGGAGGGATATTTACTATTAAATCGTATTCTTTAGGTTGTTTCTTTGCCACTCTTTCTGCTAACGTTTGTAATTCATTACATAACATAGGTATGTGCCAATTATCTACAAATTCATCCAAAGTTATCTGTTCCCAAAATACTTGTAAGAATTCATAAAAATCTAATCCTCCGAGGGAACGGATAGCATCTACCGGGTCATTTATAGCTTGAGAAATGACTTCCTGAGACTTTTTATCAAGTATTAATGTATCAATTGTGTCTGACACCTTCTATTGATTTTAATCGTTTAATAGCTATTGATTTTATTAATCTCTGTTCCTCTCCTGAAAGTATTGATAAGTCAAGTTTTCCATTAACATTTATATTCATATTTGCAGTACTCTCAAATTTTTGTACGTCAGCCCAATCTTCACGTTGACGATTTTTAAGCCAGAATATACAAGCCGTCACATCAGGTGGATAGTGTTTTAAAATAGGGATTGTCAATACTCCATCTTTAGTTGATACGATTTTAATATCACGATGAGAGTATCCCATTGCACTCTTGTATAAAGATTTTACTACATTTTCATCTGCCTGCTTTTTACCTTTTTGCATGGCCTCACTAAATTCTGGAAGATCACGTTGCCATCGCTCAATTGTAGTTACATTTACTCCAAATGCTACTGCTAAATCTTTTTCTGTAAGTCCACGTGCCATAAGCCAAATCGCACGTTCAGGAGTAGTTGAATCATATACTCCCTTTCGTCCTGGTTTTCTATATGTATCAGGTCTGACTTTTCTTTTACGGGTACGTATCATTTTTTAACTTAGTTTTTTCTCATGAGTTTTGCAAGTTCTGATTCAGGAAATCGTTTGACATATTTGTGAACGTTAGCATCCATATCTCCACTCAAATATCCGTTAAATTCCTCTCGTAGATTTCTGATTTTCTTTCTACTCCGGATAATAGCAATTGCATAATAAATCCAGTTACAGATAAATAACAAAATACAGCTCCCTAATATGATTAATGCTATTTCCATCCCTCCTTTTTAGTCAGTAATTTGATCTATGGAGTAAAATTTATAAATTTGTATCATTTAATCCTAGTTTTATTTGAATTATTTTTCAATAAACAGCTGATTTATATAAAAAAAGGCGTTTTTTTAAAAAATAAATTTAAAAAGTCTTGTTTTTTTAAAACATTATACCTATATTTACGTATTGATTAATACAAACAAATACTTACGACAATGAAAACAATTTACTTTAAACAACTCAAAAGCGGAAATTACAGAATCTGCTTGAAATCAGAAGCTACTGAAAAAGTTTCTTCAAAAAGAGAACTTCAGAACTTTTGGAATCGTATTCAAAACGAAACTACCAATGTTTATGATAGGTTCACTACTACCTGCAAAAAGGCACGAGTTATAAAAGCTCGTTATCGTCTTTCACAAACTTATTACAACATATTTGAAGAACTTTATAAAGCAGTAAAATAACACCCTGCCGCCAATCCTGTCGTAAGTAATCGGCAGGTGTGCCCCGGACTCGTAAATGAGCCGGGGAATTGGCAGTAAAAGACGAAACATTTTCCTACCTACACGTTCATTGACATTCTGAAAGAGAGAAGCTCGAAAAAAGGACACCAATAAGAATCGAAGTCAGCGATTCACCTTTCCGGCAGTGCACCACCGTTAATATTTAATCACGCCGGGCCATCGAAACCGCACCAACACATAAAAGGTATTACTTCTCCCAAGATTCTTTTTCAAACGTTTTTTGCTTACAGTGAGGTTAACTGATGACTGGATTCGTCCAGATTCTATTTATTTAGAATGGTCTAAGCTGTAAGCACATTATAAAGATTGAAACCCGGTCACGAGTTGGCTGGGTCTTAACCAATAAAAAACGTTGTAATTATGAAAAAATTTGAAGCTATGTCCGGAAAAACTTCTATAAAAGCTATTAGTGTTGACGGAGAATTTTTTGAATTTGTTTATTTTATAGGTGGAAAACAGACTGAAATTCAAACACCCGATACAATAGAATGCTTTGAGAAGTTACAAAATCACGCAAAAACTCTACATATGGGAACTGCAACGGGTCAAAGGAATAATAAAGACCTATTAAATTTGTTATAGATGTGACCGAAAGCAGGATTTTTATTATCCTGCTATTAACCAATAAAAACGTTGTAATTATGAAAAATTCATTTGAGAAATCAAAAAAATTTCCTATTTATCAAGCAGGTAATAATTTTTATAAACCGGCTCATATAATTAGGAATTGTGATATGCACAAACTGTATGAATTCTTTAATCCAGCAGAAAATCAAGTAGTAATTTATGGAAGTGGTGTAGAAAAAGATAACCCTGTACCAAAATTACTTGAAGCCTTGGGTTATGATGTAACTTGGGAGGATGATGGAGGATGGAAAGTATCCATTCCTGAAGAATTCAGAGTAAAGGATGTTAAGGTTACCGAAACAAGAAGATGGTAATTTGACCGAAAGGCTAAGTATTATTACTTGGCCTATTAACCAATAAAAACGTTGTTATGAAAAATTTGGAATTGATTGATTTTGACTTTACTAGTTTAACGAAAATCATTTCTAAGAAATTTGGAATTGATTTGATATTAACTACAAACGTATCTCAATACAGAGATGGAAGACAATACATTGAATTATCTTCCCAAGAACTAAAAGCTCAGACAGGAGTACTCCAAAACTTTTATTCTTCTTTCAAAATAACCAATTTTGGAGGAGGTTTATCTCAAAGTATGGAAGAATACTGGCTTCCATTAAATTTTACCTTTCATTATATTACAGATGGTTCTAATGGAACAAGGATAGCTGATTGTTATTGGATTTTTAAAGATAAACAATGGATAATCCAATGGGAGGATTCTCGTAAAGATTTAAAAAAATGAAATTCCCCGGCAGCCTCCACAGAAAAAATTCTACAATAGAATTTGAAACATCCGATCCTGACAAATGGTTCGTTGATGTAGTAACGAGTAACTCTCGTAGCAAGAAAGTCTCCCGTGAGATGATTATTGCAAAAGACATCTCTTCATTTGTCCGGTTCTTTCATGGACTTGGATATACAGGAACGATTAGAACAAATTTAAACTGACCGAAACAGTGAGTATTTTTAAGCTCACTGTATTAACCAATAAAAAACGTTGTATTATGAGAACAGAATATGAAATTGTTGATGTATGTGAAGGACGTAAAAGTCTGAAAGGACAAATCATTAAAACCATAAAAGGTTTTATGAATGTTTTAAAGGATGGGGAATCTGTTTGGGCTAGGCAAATTGATGTTGATCCTAAATGTAAAACGGAATACTTTAAACGGTTTACAGTAGGATATCGTCAATTCACAATGGAAAAAAATGGATTATCTTATACGAGGTATCCTCAGCATGAGTATTAAACGACCGAAATCCTAATCTTTAATGGTTAGGATTTTAACCAATAAAAACGTTGTAATTATGGAAAACGAAACTGAAATTACTATTTTTACTTTCGAGAAAGGTGGACTTACCTATTATCTTGATAAAATGACAGATTGTACTTTTTCAATCTCTCAGGATGAAAATGTATTAGAATCTGGATTTGATTCAGAAAGTGCTATTACTAAATTTATTGCATTATCAAATATTCATAATGCTAAGATTGTACTTAATAAACATGCATATGATTTTATTTATTTAAAATGACCGAAAGTCCCTTTTTATAAGGGACTATTAACCAATAAAAACGTTGTTATGAATAATGAAGAATTTGTAGAAAAACACAAGAAAATTGTTAATCTTATCAAGCAACACACTAATCTCAGAAATGAAATGAGAGCAAAAGGATACAGTAGAGTCACTGCTGATGAGATTGATAAAGTTGAACGGGAGTTTATTAAACTCACCGGTAAAATAATTTGGGGATATGGAAATCCTGAATCAATGAAATGACCGAAAGCCTGATTAATTTCAGGCTATTAACCAATAAAAACGTTGTTATGAAGACAAAAAAAATCACTCTTAATTTATTAAGTAACTATGGTGCCTGTATCGAAGGCATTGAATGGTTCAAATCTCATCCAATAGAGAATCCAATTAAATTACTCAATTATTCTATTAATAATAGATTCCGTTTGGATTGGGCAAATTGGTTGATTGTAAAATTAATGAACAAAAAACAGAGAGTACAATATGCCGTATTTGCTGCAAAATTGGTTTTACCTATTTATCAAAAAAAGTATCCTGATGATGATCGACCAGAGAAAGCTATTGAAGCAGCTGAAAGATACTTAAATAGACAATCAACTAAGAATAAAAATGCTGCTGCTGCTTATGCTGCTGCTGCTTATGCTGCTGATGCTGCTGCTGCTTATGCTGCTTATGCTGCTTATGCTGCTGATGCTGCTTATGCTTATGCTGCTGCTTATGCTGCTGCTGCTTATGCTGCTGCTGCTTATGCTGCTGATGCTGATAAAGAAAAGATTCAAATCAAAATATTAAAATACGGATTAACTTTATTAAAATGAAAAACAAAAAACACGATTACAAAATTTTAAGCAACAAACACTGCAAAACATGTGGTAAACCACTGAAGCAGAATTTGGTTGACAAGAATCCGGATGCAGATCAATGCTACCCATGCTATATGAAGAATGTCCGTAGAAATCCAAGCTATGGTGCGATAATTAAAATGAAAAGAACGAAGCATCATCATAAAGAAACAACTCCGTCATAGGTTGATTACAACGTTATCCTATGACAAATGTGAGTCCTCAATCTCTAAGAGGGGAGGTTTCGTTTCTTTCGTGTAGGGTTAACTCTTAGGTTAGATAGATTGAGGACTCTTTAAAAAAATATGCCAGCGAAAAATGGCACTCCCGAACTAATAAGGGAGGATGGTTCGAATCCATCCGTTGGCTCCACAAAGGTCACGCCTGTATCAATTGAATGAGCTAGATAGTTCAATTGTTGGGTATCTGTCTTGAGCCGGAGAGACGTAAGAGGACTGGAAACAGGCTCACGCATTTATTTATATGTTTAACCAAAAACGTTGTAATTATGTTAATATTTAAGAATCGACTTTTTAGTCTAGAAACTTCCGGATCAAGAGTAAATCCTAACAGTGGTCTACTTTTTAAATGGAAGAAGGATAAGAAATATCCTCAATACATTATTTTTAGCAGAAAGAAGTATTGGTTACTCCCACAATGGATTGTAAATTGTTTTGATTTATTTGAATCTTGGAAACACAGAAATGCTTTCTCAATTGATTATGATGAATCAACCGGAGAATACACTAAATTACCAAAAATCTCTACGTTATCTTGGATTACAATTAAAATAAATCAACATTACTGCAAACATGATTTTGAAATTGAAGATACTGGAGACGCTGAAAATGGACCTTGTATTTATTACCATTGCTCAAAATGTGGTAAATCAGGAGGTCCAAATTATATGAGTTAAATGACCGAAAGCAGGATTTATTCCTGCTCTTAACCAATAAAAAACGTTGTAATTATGAAATCAATACACAAAAATGTCCTTGCAAAAGCAATCCCCAACTGGCAATACAAATACATCGCTAATTTCCGTGATGTTATTTTGGAAGCCCGTTTAGTAGGAAGTAAAGTAATGTTTTATGAAGTGAGAGAGGATGGACGTGAATTTTGTTTGAGACAGGAAACCGTTCATCAATTATTTGATTCCAGTACCTTAATCATTGAACGTCCATTTCTTGCTAAATCAAAAGACAACCGAGATTTCTATGCAGTATTAAATCGTCATCGGATAAAGTACATTGAACGATTTAAAGAGCTGAGAGATCAGCTCAATGAACCACAGAAACCTAGTACAAAGATTGTTCGTACACGTCATGCAAAAATCAAGCGGACAAAACACCGTTAGGAATTAAAAAATAATTTTATAATTTTATATCTTAAAATGAGATCAGGAATCAAAATAAGTAAACATCTGCGATTGGCTTCATTAGCTACTTTCGAGCAATCTGGTGAGAAGGCAATACGAATCACTTTTCCGTACAATACGGAAGATTTAGCCCGGATACGCTCATTGGAAGGCAGACGATTTCATGATGATAAAAGCAAGTACTGGTCCACCCCACTCATTCCTACTAATATTGAGAAACTACGTGAGTGGGGTTTTTCTATTGATCCTAAACTCATACAATTCATAAAAGAAAGCTCCATTGAAAACATCAAAGAAATTCAAATACCAGGATTAAAAGGTCAATTACGACCTTTTCAAAATAAAGGTGTAGCAACGATTGAACAGAAAAATGGAAGGGTATTGCTCGCCGATGATATGGGACTGGGGAAGACTATTCAAGCAATTGCTTGGCTACAATTACATCAGGAAATTCAAACCACTGTAATTGTTTGTCCGGCATCCGTAAAGAGTTATTGGCGTAGAATGATTCGATTGTGGATGGATCCTTTTCCTACTGTACGAATTCTATTTGGTACTAAACCGGATTCCTCTATAAAAAGTGAAGTTGTTATTATCAACTACGATATCCTGGCAAATAAGACTGAAAAGTATACAGATCAAAACGGAAAGAAAAAGCAGAGAGAAATTCCACGGTCAGGTTGGGTGGATTATTTAATTGATATGAAACCTGAGTTGGTTATATTTGATGAGTCTCAGTATATCAAGAATACTTCAGCCCGGCGTACTTATGCTGCCAGGAAATTAAGTCGACATTCAAAATATATTCTTGGTCTCTCTGGTACTCCTATCGAAAACAGACCAATTGAAATCTACAATATTTGTAAAATAATTGATGATTCAAGAATACCTTCATTTTGGCCTTTTGTTCAAAAATACTGTGCAGCGAGACATAATGGATTTGGATGGGATTATTCAGGAGCTAGCAATACCCAAGAACTAAACGAGCTGCTTACGAGCACCATCATGATTAGAAGGAAGAAATCAGAGGTGCTTCGTGAGTTACCAGATAAAGTCTATTCATACGTTCCTTTTTCACTTGAGAATCAAAAAGAGTATAATGAAGCAGAAAGAAATTTTGTTGCTTATGTTAGAAAAAATCTTGGTGCTGAACGAGCAAAGAAAATATCAAATGCAGAAGCCCTCACCAAAATTGAAGGTTTAAAACAACTCACCATACGAGGGAAGATTGACCAATGTATAGAATGGATTGAAAACTTTTTAGATACCAGAGAGAAGTTAGTTGTATTTACTACTCATCAATTCACTGTAGATACCCTGATGCAACAATTTAGAAATGTATCCGTCAAAATTGATGGATCAGTCCGAAGTTCAATCCGACAAAAAATAGTTGATGACTTCCAACAATCAAACTCTATTCAATTATTTGTTGGGAATATAAAAGCAGCCGGAGTAGGTATTACATTAACCGCTGCTTCAAATGTAGCATTTTTAGAATTACCTTATAAACCTAGTGAGATATCGCAGGCAGAGGATCGCCTCCACCGTATTGGTCAGGAGGAGAGTGTGACTGTGTATTTCTTATTAGCAGAAGATACTATTGAAGAACGAATAGTTGAAATGCTAGATAATAAACGGAAGATCATTGACCGGGTACTTGACGGACAAGAAACAGATCAAGACTCATTATTAACAGAATTAATCGATTTATATTATGAAACTTAAAAAATTAGATTTAAAAAAAATTACAGAAGGAGATGGTAATTATTATATATCATCGTCTGGTTTGATTGTACACAAAAAAGGAAAATCAAAAATATTGAAACCTTGGGCAAAGAATAATGGGAGTCCTTATATTTATCTATTTTTAAATGGAAAACGTAAAAAATATTCTGTTAATTCTTTAATGGGTAAATATTGGCCTGAACTTACAGTAAAAACAGTTTATGATTTAATCAAGGAATTACAGTGTCTAAAACCAAGTCTAAAAAGATTACCAATTGTTGTAAATACTCCTAATGGATTACAATTTGAAGCTATTGCTAAAATGGTCTTAAATAATCCAGATGATATTTATAGTGGTTGTAAATGTATTATCATTACTTATAATGATTGACATTCTAAAACTCTACGAAGATTACTCCATACCAACCTGGACTGAAGGAAATAACTGTCAACCAGGTTGGGTAAATACCACCTGTCCGTTCTGTGGAGATCAATCAAATCATCTTGGATATTCACTCGATGATAATTACTTCAACTGTTGGAGGTGTGGCAAACACCCTATCGCGGAAACCATAAGCAAACTCATAAAAGTAACCGAACAGGAAGCTCGTAAAATACTCCATTCATACGGTGATCAATACTTAGTTAAACCGAGAGTTCAAAAAATAAAAATCCGTAAGAAAGCATTTCACTTTCCATCCAGTACAGAACCGTTAACTGAAAGACATAAACAATATTTGGAAGGTCGTGAGTTTGATCCGGAAAAACTTGAACATGAATGGAAACTACTCAGCACCGGTCCATCCAGTATGTTAGATAAACGAGATTATAAAAATCGTATTATAGCTCCTATTGAATGGAATGGAAAATGTGTATCATTTCAAGGCAGGAGCACTTCCGATAAAAGAAAACCAAAATACAAAGCCTGTCCGGAGGATCGTGAACTCGTGCATCATAAAGTAATTCTATATGGTAAACAATCTGAATGGGAGGAAACAGGAATATGTGTAGAAGGGATTACGGATGTTTGGAGACTTGGACCAAAGGCATTTGCCACATTCGGTATTGAATACACTCGACAACAAGTACGTATGATTGCTAATACTTTTGAACGGGTTGCTGTCGTATTTGATGATGAAAAACAGGCAGTACGGCAAGCTGAGAAACTTGTAAATGAATTACAATTTCGAGGTGTTGATGCCTGGAGAGTGCCGATTGTTGGAGACCCAGGTGGGATGAAACAAGATGAAGCTAATTATTTAATCAAACAAATATCAATTTAAAAATTAGAAATTATGGAAAAAGCATTAAAATTATTTGAAATTATCTGGTATGTAATCCTTTGCATTGCAATGGCTGCAATCTGGAAATTTATTCAAGGCGGGATAATCCTGATCATTGGTTACGGACTTTTTGGGTCACCGTCATGAAAGAACAAGAAATACCCGATGTCTTCGTTGACATGGGAAGAACGACACAAATAATCGTATGGATTCTTATCATTGGAATAATCATTACGATAATCTTAAATCTAAAGAAATTATGATATTAAAGATAATAACTATTGTCCTTAAAATAACCGTATGGCTAGCAGTTTTATTCTGTATAATCTATCTATAACAATTAGTATTAATCCATTAAAAACAAACTAAAATGATTGTAAAATTAATTATCTGGGCTGTTACAAAACTCTTTAACAGCAAAAAAAGGAATCTGATTGAACCATGTATCAAACAACTTTACTGGAGGATGGTTCAAGATAGAGTTGCTCCTCACTCAAAAGAAATCACCCATTGGTATCGAAAGATTGCCCAGGATGAATTTGTACTCAAACATGAAATTGTAAAAGTAAAGAAAGGAAACCGCCGATATGATCTACTATTCGTTGAAGATAGTTCCGGAAAAAGAAAGATTCAAATCTCCCGACATCTGGTAGCACTCCATGATAATTTAATGGAGGTAACTCTTTAATAATTAATAACTTAATAAATATATTAAAATTTATTAGGTATTTTAAAATTTTATTTTATAATTTTAGGTCTAATTTTTTCCTGTTTGTCTTTTGCTTCAATAACTGAATGGGAGTTCCGGATATGCTTCCATTCAGTTTCTCTTTAAAAAGAAAAAGAATGGTCCAAATCGACACAAAACAACTCAATCATATGTTATCCTGGGGGCAACTTCGGATAATACACCTGAAAGGACACGGTTTGGACCAGCCTAAATCCTTTCAGGTTTTTATTTGCATAAAATAAGACAGAATGGCAAAAGAAATTCCGTATTTTAAATTCTACCCAGCTGAACATATGACGGGAGCTATTACATTATGCTCAATGTCTGCTCAGGGAGTCTTTAATAGTATTTGTGGATTTTATTGGATGCGAGATTGTATTATGTCGTTAGAGGATGTGAAAGAAAGATTTTTTGATTATGAAAAAGAAATAGAGGAGTTAATTGATAAAAGGAAGATTATTAAAATCAGAGAGAAGAATGGAGTGAATATGATTCAAATAAATTTCTTAGATATTCAATATTCTAAATTTTCAGTCATAAGTGATAGAAGAGCAGAAGCAGGTTCAAAAGGAGGACGAGTAGAAAGGAAGATGAAACGAACAAAAACAAAAGCTAAGCAAATGCTTGATAATAATAATATTTTATTAAATAAAAATAAGAATAATAATAAGATATATATAACAGGGGATTTGCTAAGCAATTGCTTAAATATAGATTATCCATTCAACTCCCCTAAATTTAGGAGAACTTGGCGTAAATGGATTAGATATAAGAGAGAGGAATTTAACTTCAAATATAAATCTTCAGCTACTCAACAAACAGCATTAAATCATTTACAAACTATTTCTAATAATGATGTAGAGAATGCTATTGAAATAATTAATCGATCTATGTCAAATGGATGGAAAGGTTTGTTTGAATTAAGGAATAATTACAACTCTCTATCAAAACCACAGAATACGATTGGTTATGTCGATACAAAAAAGAAATATACTAAGAAGGAATATGAGGAATAAAAATGACTAAAGAAGAAAAAATAAATCAACTAAAAAAAATAACAGAAGAGCAATTTTTATATGTAAAAAAAGCTCTAGTTATTGCAAAGAAAGGGGTAAGTAAATATCAAGCTATAAATCTAAAACGAGCTTTTCGTGTAGTAGCTTATGCTTGTTGGGTTCATTCATTAGAGGTTGAAAAACATATAATTCTTTCACAAATTACGGATGATCATCAACCCAAATTCCCTTTAGGTGGTATTGTAATGGAGAGGAATCAATCAGAAAAAATAATAACGAGTGTCAAAGCAAAAAGAGAACAGATTATTCCGAAAAGTTTAATTAGACAAATCCAAGGAAAATGAGAACTAAAAAACGCTGGGAAGAAAAAATTCTCCCTAAACTAATTGAAACAAAATTTACCCCTCGAATACGAGACGATCTGTTAAGCATCTGTAAAGATTTTAAGGATCAAGAACCTACTATTGAAAGCACCTACATCTACGGTAATGTAGGATATGGTAAAACGATCCTGGCTGCTTTGAGACTTTTGAAGTATGAACTTGATTGTTATCTACGCGAAGATACTCCAGCATCAAAGTTTATTTCCTTCTCTGAATTTATTACTCACCTAAAATCCTGTTTTGATATTGGGCGTGCTGATGGATATTACCAATCGTTGGAGTATCACAAAGTGATTGAATTTTTAGTATTGGATGATTTCTTTGGTACTACAAAACCAACAGATTGGGTATTACAACTCATGTATGAAATTGTGAACTTTCGATATGAGAATAATCATATAACAGTATTCACCTCAAACCTATCGTTGAATGAGGCTGCTAAGATAATTGGTGATGATCGTATTACCTCTCGTATTGAGAGGAGTTGTAAAATCATAAAGAAAACTAATTGGGAAACAAAAAATGTTAATACAAAAAGCAGCAATCAGAAAAAACAATAAAATCTACATCGGGGAAAACCATAGTAAGATAATTAGCAAGGCTAAGTTTGGATCATTGAAAGGAGGAGAACAAGGTTTTTTAACTAACACTGGTAGATTTGTGGACAGAAAAACGGCTGCTAAATTAGCCTATATCTCTGGACAGATAACTGAAAGAAAGAGTTTATTGTATAGTGAAGATTTATTTTTAAAAGATGATTGAACGACAAATTGTAATCGGTCTCATAGTCTCCACGGAATTCCTGCAACAAGTCCGGGAAATTTTTAATGTCCAATACTTGGAATCTGAAATGGCCCGGCGGTTGGCTGGATGGTGTCTGGATTATTTTGATGAGTTTAATGAAGCACCAAAACAGCACATTCAGGATATCTATTACGAAAAACTCAACGCAGGATTATCAGAGGAGATTGCTAATGAAATTGAAGAGGATATACTACCAGACCTGAATGAGGAGTATATACAAAACAATGATCTCAATGTACGGTACTTACTAAAGCAAACAAAATTATTCCTCGGTCAACAACATCTCACTCAGCATAATAAAAAGATTGATGCTTTATTGGACGATGGTAAAGTACATGAAGCAGAGCAGTTAGCTAGTGATTTCAAACCATTAAAAACTATTTCTGGAACTACTCTTGATCTCAATCATAAATCCTCATTACAGCATGTTAAAAAGGCTTTTACCGAATCACGAGAATCATTAATTTACTATCCACGACAATTAGGAAAGTTCTGGAACAATGAATTAATTCGTAGAGCTTTTGTCGTACTGATGGCTAGTGAGAAGCGTGGAAAGAGTTACCGATTGATTGAAATGGCTTTACGAGCTGTTAAACAGGGTTTGAAAGTAGCTTTCTTTCAGGCTGGGGACATGACTGATTACGAACAGCTCCGAAGAATTGGAATTAATCTTACAGGCAAATCTAACAAGCCGGAGCATTGTGGAAAGATGCTTCAGCCAGTACGAGATTGTATTATGAATCAACTGGATACTTGTAACTCACGAGTGAGAGAATGTGACTTTGGTGTGTTTGATGATAAGTCAGAAGAATTCATACGAGATGAAGTAACCATTGATCATATCCGAGAAGCCCTGAAAGATTATCCAGACTACAAACCTTGTTGGAATTGTCCGAAGTACTGGGAAAATAAATGGGGTGCTGTCTGGATGAAAGAGATTGATGTAGGGAATGATCCTGTTGATGTTAATGAAGTATTGAAAGCATATGATAAATTTTTTATTAAGCATAATCGTAATTTCAGACTTGAAACATATCCGAATGGGTCTTTGACATTAGGGATTATGAATTCTAAACTAGATCAATGGGAAAAAGAAGGATGGTATGCAGATGTAATTGCATTAGATTATATGGATTTATTAGTGTATGATGGACCTCGTGCAGAATTTCGACATCAAGTTGATTATATTTGGAAAGGGTGTCGAGGGATTAGTCAAAAGCGGAATGCATTATTTATTTCAGGAACCCAATCCGACGCAAAGAGTTATGACAAGAAACGTCTGTCACTTTCTAACTTTTCAGAGGATAAGCGTAAATATGGACATGTGACGGCTATGTACGGATTAAATCAAGACCCTCAGGGACGGGAGAAGAAACTGGGATTGATGATTATAAACAAATTAGCCTTGCGTGAGGATGAGTTTGAAATAACAGATGAGGTGACAGTATTACAAAATTTGCATAGAGGACGACCATTTTTAGGAAGCTATTTTTAAAATAATTGATAAAATAACGTTTAAAAAATACTGGTTTTTAAAATTTTTTATTTAATTTTATTGACTCTAATATTAACTTAACTTCAAAATCGATGTACACAATCACTAAAGAATTTACTTTTGATGCAGCTCATAAACTGCTTGGATTACCACCTGGACATAAATGCTCACAACTACATGGGCATACCTATACGGTAATCATTGAACTCAAATCTAAGGAATTGGATATAAAGGGATTTGTTGTAGATTATAATGATTTGAAACGGGTGAAGGATTTCATTGATGAGATGTTTGATCATAAGTGTTTGAATGACAATTATCCATTTGATAGATTAAATCCAACAGCTGAGCATATTGCTGGATATATCTACAGGGTATTTGAAAAGATATACCCTCAACTGTCAGCCGTGACCGTAAAAGAAACCGCTAAAACATCCGCACGGTATGAAGAGTAAACAAATAATCCCCTTACCCCCAGCAATTTTTCCAAGAAAGGAGATTCCAAAAGAAAAATACCTAAATATATCAGAACTCTTTACTGATACTATTCAAGGTGAAGGAATTCATACTGGCTGTCCTGCTACCTTTTTAAGACTCCAAGGTTGTACACTTAATTGTTCGTATTGTGACACCCATTGGAATCGTGGGAATCCATATTCATTCGAGGAGATATTTGGATTGATGGAAAAGTTTGGTATAATTGAAAAGCTACGAAAAGGACATCATCTGGTTATTACAGGTGGAAGTCCATTGAAACAACAAGAAGCTTTATTAAATTTCCTTGTAGCATTCACTGTAAAATACAACCTCCTTCCATTCGTAGAGATTGAAAACGAATGTACAATAAAACCACACCGAGGATTAATTGATTTTGTAGGTACTTGGAATAATTCTCCTAAACTCTGTAATTCTGGAAATCCTTGGAGTAAAAGATATCGACCTGAAGTACTTAAATTTCTATCTGACTTAGAAGATTCCTGGTTTAAATTTGTCATTACAAATGATAAGGATTGGTCAGAAATTAAAAGTGATTACTTGGATGAAGGTCTTATCAAACGGGAGCAAGTTATCCTGATGCCACAAGGAGCTACCCGGAAGGAATTAATGATAAACCAAACAGAAGTAGTAGAAATAGCTATACGAGAAAATGTACGATATTGCTCCCGCGAACATATTATCCTTTGGGATAATGCAGTGGGAGTATAATAATTTGAATAAACATAACTAACTTTTATTTTTAACAATTAAATTTCTAATCATGAAAAATTCAGAATTAGTAAAATGTGCAAAGGATTTGAATGACCTCCTGTTTGAAGATGGGAGTGATGATCCTCAAGCAATCGATCTTAAAGCCGATGGTGAAGAGATCAAAGAAAAGATTATTGAAGCCTGTGAATGTTTAAGTCTTGAAGAAGATGATGATAAAAATATCACAGACAAAGCCCGTGGTGTTATTGAAGAACTGGCAGAAGATGAGCCAGATTTATTTTCAAAAAAGGCTGTAAAAGTACTGAAGGATGTTCTTGACATCACCGTTGGTGAAGATGAACCACCAGCTAAAAAATCTGAAGAACGACCTGCTCGTAGCAAAAGGAAACCTGAACCGGAACCTGAGGAAGAAGAACCAGAAGAAGTTGTTGAGGATGATGATTTAGTTGATCAAATCAAAGCAGCTAAAAAGCTGGATCAGCTGAAGGACATCGCTGAGGATAACAAGGAATTCAAATCACTCCTTCCTGACCTGGATGATTACAAAGGTTTGAATGGTGTGAAAGACCTGCGGGCTGACATGCTTGATTTACTTGAAGAAGAAGATGAACCTGCTCCGAAGAAAAGTAAAGCCAAAGTGAAGGATGAAGAACCTGAAGAGGAAGAAAAACCGAAGAGAAGATCATCCGAGAAGAAAACTTCGAGTAAAAAAAGAGGTTCACTCACAGCAGACCGCATTGAATTTTTGACTCCATTAATCGAATCAGGTAAATATACCAAAAGTGAGCTCATTGAAAAAGCCCTGAAAAAAGAACCTGATGGGAAATCCGGAATTGCTACTTTACTTAGCGATGCTAAGAACCCAAAGTATAATAAATTCCCTCACCTGGTTGTTCAGGATGCTGAAGGAGTTATGACTTTTAAAAAAGGAAGAAAATAAGGACTTAAATGAAGAAAGTAGTTCTTGCTCTATCCGGTGGAATGGATTCGGCAACCTTACTGGGCTTTCTGCTCAGTAAGGGAGTCGAAGTTCATTGTTGTAACTTCCAATATGGTTCTAAGCATAATGCTTATGAATTCCATACTTTCTCTCATGTATTTCATTTCTATCTGATAAATGGATTCAGGGATAAAATAGATGCACATATCTTTAACCTGGTTAATACTTTCAAATCTTTTGATTCAGACCTTTTACAATCAGGAGGAGCAATTCCTGAAGGTCACTACGAAGCTGAATCAATGAAACAAACAGTTGTACCAGGTCGTAATTTAATATTTGCATCCATAATGACGGGTCTTGCTCAATCAATAGGAGCCGATACAATTGCTTTAGGAGTTCATGCTGGTGATCATCATATCTATCCGGATTGTCGAAAAGATTTTATCCATTCGTTGAATATAACAATTAATTTTGCCACAGAAGAAAAGGTTTCTGTATATGCTCCATTTCTTGATATGAATAAAGCGGATATTCTTAAAATCGGCTATAATCTTACTCCACAAGTACCTTATCAATATACTCGTACGTGCTATAAGAATCAATCTATATCTTGTGGCAAATGTGGAGCCTGTCAAGAACGTCTTGAAGCATTCAAATTACTCGGAAAGGAGGATCCAATTGAATATGAAAGATAATAAAATATACATCACTTGGGAAGAGGTATTCCGTATGCTTGATAATATTGACACGCCGGAAAATACCGTTTATGGTATCCCAAAAGGTGGGATGATTCTTACTGCTTTCTTAGATCACGCAGTAGTTACTCATATTCCATCCGAAGCTACTATCTTTTTAGATGATATAATTGATTCCGGAAAGACTATGAAACTTTATGTGGAAAAGTACCCAGGTACACCATTTCATGCTCTAATCAACAAAGTTGGAAGTAAAGAAGACTACCTCAAATACAGTAATTACTGGGTAGTATTTCCTTGGGAAGTAGATCATCCGGGAGAACAAGAGGAGACTATTGAGGAAAATATTATCCGACAACTTCAATATATTGGTGAAGACCCGAACCGGGAAGGATTAAAAGAAACTCCTGCTCGAATAGTACGATCATGGGATGAGATTTACTCTGGATACAATAAAAATCCAAAAGATATTCTAACCACCTTTACAGATTACAATGGGTATGATCAAATTGTTTTACTAAAGAACTTTGAATTCTTTTCAATGTGTGAACACCATATGCTCCCATTCTTCGGTAAAGCCCATGTCGCTTATATTCCGGATAAAAAAGTAATTGGAATTTCCAAGCTAGCACGGTTGGTTGATATATTTGCCAGGCGTTTGCAGATACAAGAACGTATAGGGGAACAGGTCACTACAACCCTGATGAAAGAACTCCAACCACTGGGAGCAGCTTGTATAATTGAAGCTTCTCATCTTTGTATGCGAATGAGAGGAGTCAATAAACAACATTCCATTATGGTTACATCAAGTATCAAAGGAGCTTTTATGACTGATCCAACCGCTAAAGAAGAATTAATGCAACTAATAAAATAAAAATGAGTAAAAAAGACATCATAGGTGGACTAACCAAACTAGGATCAAAGGTAACTCAATACAAGTATACAGGATGTAATCCTTCACTTTTAGAGACTTTTCCTAATCAGTATCCTGAAAATAATTATAGGACGGAATTTGTATTTAATGAATTTACTTCATTATGTCCTAAAACAGGACAACCTGATTTTGCTACAATCAAAGTTGAATATATCCCTTCTAAACTATGTATTGAAACTAAAAGTCTTAAACTATACTTTCTATCGTACAGACAGGAAGGTATGTTTATGGAGACAATTACCAATAAGATACTTGAAGATTGTTTTCATGTATGTCAACCTCACTGGATGAAAGTTACAAGTAACTTCAATCCTCGCGGAGGAACGTTGATCAATATTACAATCGAACTCTTAGGATAATATTATTAAAATGAAAATTTTTCTTGACTCTGGAGCATTCTCAGTATGGAATGCCAAAAAAGAAATTGATCTTGATAACTACATATCTTTTTGTAAGAGATATGAAAAAGATCTCGAAGTTATAGCATCTTTAGATGTTATTCCAGGACAACCTAACAAAAGACTTACTCCTGATATGGTTGAAAAAGCAGCAAAAAAAGGGTTTGAAAATTATACCAAAATGTTAAAAGCAAAGATCCCTCATGAAAAACTTTTACATACATTCCACCAAGGGGATCCAAAAGAATATTTAGAAAGATTAGTAAATATTGAAGAAGCATATATAGGAGTAAGTCCTGCGAATGATAGAACTACAATACAAAGAAAAGAATGGTTACATGATGATTGTATGCCAATAATTATAGGAGAGGATGGAAAACCTAAAGTTAAATTTCATGGATTTGCTGTCACATCTTTAAAGTTAGTTTTTGCATACCCATGGTATTCTGTAGATAGTTCATCATGGAGATTAAGAGGAGGAGGGTTTGGATTGATTGACATACCTACAAATCCATATTTGAAAGAACAAAAAGATTATTATATACGGAGTTTACCTATATCAAAAGGAGTTAAGAAATATAAACAAAGTGAGGAATTAGAAGGGTTCTTTGATATCCCTCAAATCTCTCAAAGTGAGTTATCATTTAATAAAATGCCCTTAACCTACAAAGAGAAAGTAAAAGAACTTATAAAGGAGTATGGATTTACTTTAAATGAGTTGGAAACAGATCATATGAAAAGATCTATTTGGAATGCTCTTTATTTAATGACAAGCATTAAAAAATTTACTTCCACTAAATTATATTTAGCAACTAGTGACTTAAAGTCAGTAAGATTATTAGGAAGAAAACTTCGTGAACTAGGACTTAAAACAGATAACTTTAATATCTTAATTTCATACGCACTTTCATCTAACAAAGGAAATACTTCAACACTACTTGATACACTAATTAAAATAAAACATAGATATGAATGATACATTATTTGATATCCCTGAAGTTGACTCCTTCAAAGGAGGAGGGTTTGGACAAGGGGTTTTATTTGCAGCCAAACGAATTATAAATAAACTGTTCCCTATCTTAAATAAAGCAGGGTATACTGTAAAATTTAGAATAGGAAATACTATATTTGATTTGAAGGATATTCGTAATTATAAAGATTGGACAAAAATAAGAAATCGATTGTCTGACAATGTTGAACGTCTTGGAACAGGATTATTACTTGAAATTACCAAAACAGAAAACCCATACAAAAAACTACTCTTCCAACCTTGGGTACGAGAAGACTCTAAAAATCTTGATATAAGATGGCATATAAGTTTTGAAAACAAGCATCTTTCAAATGAAAGAAAGGTTAAAAAAGAAATACAAACACTAACGGATAACAATATCTATTATATATTAGTCTACATTGATAAATATAAACCTTGGTTAGTTCCTAGGTTCCTTGTAGGAAAGTACAGTGATATCCCTATAAAAAAGTGGAGATTATCATATAGATCAAAATCAAAAGTGCTTGATCGTATGATATTTAAAGTAAATGCACCAATGATTAAACTTAATACTGAAACTATAAAGGAAATTTTTGATAAAATATTTGAATATGAAAGTAAATAAAGAAGAGCTTAGAATAGCTCTCGAAATCGTAAAACCTGCTTTAGGTAGTAATGAGACAGTTGAACAAACTACCTCATTTGCTTTTATGAATGATAAGATTGTCACTTATAACAATAAAATAAGTATAAGCCACCCTATCAATTTAAACATTGAAGGGGCAATAAATGCAATTGAATTATATCAATTTATCTCAAAAATAAGTAATGAAGAAGTTGACTTAGAATGGGAAAGAGATCAAATAATTATCAAAGCGGGTAGAAATAAAGTAGGTCTTGTTATTGAATCAGAAATAAAGTTACCTATAGAAGAGGTTGGGAAAATTAGTCAATGGAAAGATTTACCAGAAGACTTTATTGAAGGTCTTTCATTTTCTTTAATTGCTTGTAGTAATAATGAAAGTAAACCAATTATTACATGCATTCATATACGAGAAGATGGATTTATAGAAAGTACGGATAATCATAGAGCTATTCAATACAAATTAAGGTCTTCTAAAGGTCTTCAAACAGTATTAATTCCAGGTGAGTACTGTAAAGAAGTAATAAAATTAAATCCAACAAAAATTGCTTATGGGGAAGGGTGGGTTCATTTTAAAACGAAATTAGATACAATTATTTCATGCCGAACATTTAAAGCTACGTTTCCTGACATATCTAAAATAATTGAAGTACGAGGAGAATCAATAGAGATGCCACAAATTACAAATAAACTTATAGACAAGGCAATGATATTTACTGATACAGATATCGAAAGTAACAATAAAGCAATTCAAATTATTATAGATAATGGTGTAATAATTGTAAAAGGAAAATCTTCGTTAGGAAGTTGGTTTGAGGGTAGAGGAAGGGTTAAATACAATGGTAAGCTAATTTCGTTCTCAATCATACCTAATTTATTAAAAGATATTTTAGAACGGACAAACTCATTAGTAATTGGTAAAAATAAATTGAAGTTTGAATCAGACAATTGGATATATATTACTTTACTTATGATATGAAAGGATTCTTTACACAAAAAGAAACAGGATACCAACCACAATCAAAAGGTAAGACCTTGTCTTGTGCCTCTTGTGGACTATATAAGGATGTATTGACTCCAAAGATGCAACCTTTCGGAGGTTTCTCAAAAGGTATCCTCTGTGTGGGAGAAGCACCTGGAGCCGTTGAGGATAAACGAGGTAAACAATGGCAAGGTAAAACAGGCAGCCTTCTGAGACAAACCTTAGAGGGATTAGGAATTGATTTATTTGAGGATTGTTTAAATGTGAACGCAGTTAATTGTCGACCAAAAGATAACACTACTCCAACGAATTTCCAGGTGGACTGCTGCCGGCATTTGAGACTACGAGAACTCATAGAGGAAAGTCAACCTCAACTCATATTAACTTTTGGTAATGCTGCCCTGTATAGTGTGATTGGAGATCGATGGAAAAAGAATCTTGGGGGAATAACAAAATGGCGAGGTTGGACAATACCTGATAAGGATTTACGAGCATGGATTTGTCCAGTGTTTCATCCTAGTTACGTTATGCGAGAGGAAAAGAATAAAGCCGTGGAAACAGTTTGGGTGAATGATTTGGTAAACGCCTTAGATAAGTTGGATAAACCTCTGCCACGGTGGAGGAAGCCTAGAATTGAAATCATTGATGATCTATCCTTGCTAAATGATATTAATGCAGACATGATTACAATTGATTATGAAACTACCGCAATTAAACCACAGGCTGAAGGACATAGAATCATTTGTGCCTCAGTTGCCAATACACCGAATCATGCTTTTGTTTTTATGATGCCTCAAGATCGTGAAGAGCAACAACCATTTATCAGATTACTTCGACGGAGCTACATTAACAAGATGGCTCACAATATTAAGTTTGAAGATAATTGGTCGAATGAGATATTAAATATACAACCACGAGGTTGGATTTGGGATAGTATGTTGGCTGCTCACATGCTGGATAATCGAACAGGAGTAACCGGATTGAAATTTCAGGCGTATGTGAATTTGGGAGTGGTTGATTACAGCAGTGAGATTGCTCCGTATATGAGAAGCAAAGATGAGGGGAGTAATTCATTCAATCAACTTACTGAGCTGATTAAGAAACCAGATGGAAAAGAGAAACTACTGACTTATTGTGCGCTGGATAGTATTTATGAATACCGCCTGGCACAGATACAAATGGAACAGATTAACTTTGATTTTTTACCTTTTTAAAATTATATGATATGAATATTTTAAAAACAATCGGAAAAATACTTTACTTTTTTATCCTATCAGGATTAGCGATGTTTACAGTATTACCTGCATTGCCTTCGGCAATTAAGAATATTATTATAGGAACAAATATGTACAATCAAACGGGTTTTATACATCATCTAGCTATGCCATATCTGTTTTTACATAAAAAAATGTGTAAAGAAGTTTTTGGGATAAATCCAAATACTAGTGATTTTTAACAATTTTAAAATTATAAATTATGAAACTTATTAATCCTTATTTTGAAATTCTATCTAAAGTAGATGGAGAAGAAATACTGAAAAGTATTGAAATAGCTGGCCGTACCTGTTATAAATCGGAAGACAAAATAACAGAAGATTCTGCTAAGAAATTTGTACAAATGATTCTTCATGAGAGACATCACGAATCAGTTATTGAACATGAGAAAGTCACAGTGAAGGTAGTTTGTGATCGTGGAGTATCTCATGAGATAGTAAGACACAGGCTGGCGAGTTATTCTCAGGAATCTACCAGATATTGTAATTATTCAATAGACAAGTTTGACAATCAGATTACTTTTATAATTCCTTGTTGGTTAGATATTCCTGAAGGGGAGTATGATCAAAGATTATTAAATGAGAATGAAGAATGGTTTAAACCTTTATCACATCATTATAACACTTTTGACTGGCCGGAAAACTACTGGATGCATACTATTTATGACATAGAAAAAAGTTATAATTATTTAATAAAGGAATTAAACTGGCAACCACAACAGGCTCGGTCTGTTTTACCTAATTCTCTTAAAACTGAAATAGTAATTACATACAATTTAAGGGAATGGAGACACTTTTTTAAGCTGAGAACATCAAAAGCAGCACATCCTCAAATGAGAGAAATTGCTTGTCCAATGCTTGATAAATTCAAAGAATTAATTCCTATAATATTTGATGATATAGAATATGAAAGTAATTAGGAATCATCTTCAAGTTTTTTACGATGAACTTTGGCAGGACTTATTAGGATACCACTACGGAGTTATTATAAAGGCCAATACAATTAAACATAAGTTTAGTTGGACATCCCCTGAAAAACCTCTTATCAAAGGGTTTAAAAACCATAAACCTAAAGAATTTATATTTATTGATAGGTTAATGACGAATTTTTACTCGGATCAAAATATTGATTTTTCATTAATAAAACCAGCCGATGATAGGATGTTACAAGGTGATTATAGATACGGTTACATATATCGGCAAAATCTTTCCAAGTATAATACAAATAAAGAGTTTTATAGAAGATTAGATATTGCTTATAAAACTTCAAATTTAGAATATCTTGTTGATGCATATAATATGATAAGGATTGAATATTATAAATACAAGAAATTTGAACTAGTTCAGTTTTTAATTAAGAAATTATGTGCCGCTTATAATCAGAGTCTACGAGAAAACTGGAAATTAATCTCTGTAGATGAT